CCCAGGCGCTCATTCCCTTCCGGGAAAGGGCGCAGGATGATCATGTACGCCTGTGCAACAGCGGCCTTGATCAGCGGATGAATCTGAGGGGAAGCGAGGAATGCGGATAGCTCGCCCACACGGTCCGGAACCGTCCGGGCGGACGGAAAGCTGAACTGCTCTCCGTCCGCTGGGGAATAATCGACGGTTTCCGTCGTGCGGTAGTCCTGACCGCCTTCATCCATGCCGTCTGTCAGGATGGTAATCAGCTCCCGCAAGAGGCCTGCCTCTATGGGGCGGTACAGATTCGCGCTTGCATAGCTGCCAGCCACGCGATTGTTGGTGATCAGCTGTTCTTCAATATCTCGGGGCGGCTGACCGCCGGTGAGAAAATCCATCGCTGCCTGTATGGTCATCTGGGAGCCTTCGACATAGCTGGTGAAGAAGATTTCTTCCAGGGTAGAAACCGTAGGCGGTTCCGCGTAAGGGTCATAATCCGCGTCGTTTTCATACAAGGCCTCGACGATCTTCTCACTTGCGGCGATCATCTTGTCTGTGGTCACGTACCAATAGGGCGTTCCCTTGTAGCTGTACAGAGGCAGCACTGTGCTTTTGGACCGTCGCTGGTTCAGCAATTCCTGCCACAGTGCGTCCGGCTGCACGCCGAGAGGTACGCGGGAGATCATGTCGCGTTTTGAGGTGTAACGCTGTTCCAAGTGTCTGAAGAGCATATCACGGTCCATTTGTAACCTCCTACCTCTGCGCGTTTATTGCTGGTCTATATCGATGGGTTGAGCGTCAGCCAGGCTAAAGCGAATTGCCTGATGCGCAGGCAGGTATTCACCATAGCAGAGCCTCGGGCGGTCGTCTTCCCAGCCGACCAGGTGACGAATCTTGCGCAGCAGGCTCCTGCCGCTGATCTCAAACTGGACGGTGCGCTCCTCCGGCACAACGACGGCCTGCTGATCATCAATGGTGCAGGCGCGGAGCAGCAGCATCTTTTCGTCCTTGTTGATCATGATCTGGACCTGGCGCGGCCAGTCCAAGGCATCTAAAACACCCTCGTTGAGAAGAATGGAATCTTCCAGCAGATTGAGGGTCAGCAATATTGGAGTATTCATTCATTTACCTCCATTGTGTCAGAATCGGTTGACGGCTGCGGACCCCCGTCACCGGCTGCTGAAATGTCCGAGGCAACAAAGCCCTCTGTCAGGTCAATCTGCGTGGATGCGGTATGCTCATCCACGCTCAGGCCGAAGGTCTCCAGCCACTCGCTGGGCAGGATCGGCTTGGGGCGTTTGAGTTTGCCGGTCTCCGGGTCGCGGCTCTGGGGCAGGAACGCCTCCTTGGAGCTGAGGTCGAACAGGTACAGGCTTTCACCCTGGTAGTTGATCCGCATGCCCTGCAGCTTGTATCGGTAAATCTCCTCCCAGCCCATGAGCTCGTACAGCTTTGTGGTGAAGGGCCTGCAGGTGATCTCCCGGCTTTTGCGCTTGTCGCCCTTGATCACGCACCAGCGGACCGCATCGCGCGCGCCTTCGTCACAGGGACGGATGGCCAGCTTGCGTTCCGTAGGGTTGATGAGGAACTGAATGTACGTCGCGTCCTCCAGCTTGCTGATGCAGGAATTGTTGAAGGTGATGCTGTTGCCTCGAATGGTCATGGCAGGATCGAAGCGGTGGGATATAAACTCGCGGCGCACCACCTGATACCCAACGAAGCTGAAGTTTGCCTCCTCCGCCAATCGCTGGGCTTCCTGACGTTCTTCACGCGTCAGGCCGCCCATGCCGGGGATGTTTGTCAGGCCTGGCTGCTGCGCTCCAGGGTATGGCGTTCGCGGCATGCCAGGCGGGCTCGGTCGAAAGCTCGGCCTCTGCTGAGGCCAGGGTTGCTTAGTGTCCACCATGGTTTATCAGCCTCCTTTTTGTCGTTGATTGTCGTTTCCGTTCAGCAGGATCGCCCCAGGGCGTTCCAGCTCCTTGGCTTGTAAGCGCCTCTGGTGCTTTGCTTTGGCGGGCCATATCTTCTCAACCAGCACCTTGTCGAGCTCCCTGCAGATCTCCACCGCGCTGTCCACCAGATTGCTCTCGCTCAGGGGACTGCGGATCAGTTCCTGATAGGCCGCGCGCATGATCGGCTCCTCGAATGCGCCGTATACCATGCGGCTGGACTCTTCATGGAGCAGGCATTCGCAGCGGTAGATATACCCAAGCCAGTAGGCGTAGGCCAATTCGTCTACATTCCGGTTTGGCTCATCCGGCAGCTCAGCCAGGGCAGGTGGTAAGCGCAATCGCTCCGCCTCATAGGCCTGGGAGATCAGTAGGCTTTTGTTCTGATCGTCCTCAGCCTTTGAAATGATGTCGTCGATCCAATACAGCGCTTCCACGATGGCCTCGGGGCTTTTGAGCAGCATGGGTACGCGGAGCAGATTGGAAAGCTCGTCGTTTTCCATGCCGTTGGCAGCCGCAAAGCTGACATCGAACACGCCGGCCAGTTGGCTGGTCATGTAGAGCGGGGCAAAATCCGCCATGGTAAAGCCCATGGATGCAGCTTCCATGAAGAGATTGCCCTGCTTATGGCAGTAGGCCAGGTCACGGGCTGTGAACTGGCGGGCCACCTTGATTACCTGATTGTTCTGCGGAGACGCTCTGGCCAGCCGCATCAGGCGCTTGACGTTGGCGGACAGCGGACGGCTCTTGGCCGGATTCCTGGATGTCGACATGCTCCTACACCTCCTTTGTGGATCCGTCCACCTGGATGGGCTCCGCATAGGCTTCCGGCGTCTGCGGCAGGACTGGCGGGTCCTCCATGATTTCCATGAGCAGATCGTCCACGGTGGCGGTGTCGACGGTATGGGCAATGTCGAGGGGACGCGCTTCCGCCATCATGTCCCATTCATCTGTGCTGCAGTCCGTGCCCAGGCCGCGCACGCCAGGCTCATGCTGAAAGACCGGCGTGCCGAAGAGCCGTTTGTTCACCTCGACCGCCTGTTGGAATCGCTCTTCCATGTCTCGGATTTCCTGGGGCTCATCGTCATCGGGCGGGTAATAGTAGCTCTTGGCGTCTTCACGCTGCTCGGATGTGGCTTCCGCCTCCTTCCGAGCGATAATGACCTCATCCTTTTTGCTCACCGCTCGGCCCACGTAGTTATCCAGGTCAAAGACCAGCACCGCGTTGCCGACCACAGCCATGTTGGGATTGGAGACGGTCTGGCAGGGTACGCGGAAGGAATAGTCCGTTTCCCAGCCCATACTGTCGTAGAGCACCTTGCTCAGCGGCGCAGCGCTTTTGTACTTGGAGTCCCATGGGATGGCGTTGGGGTGATCCGGTTTGCATGGCCGCACAACCATCATCCGTTCGACTGGGTTGAACAGCAGCTCCACCGTCTCTGTTCCGGGCAGCTTCGCCACACAGCTCTTGTTGAAGGTGATGCCGTTGGTCGTGATGCGGATGACCGGTTCATGGACCCGTGAAAACATATCCCCGCGAACCACCTGAAAGGTCTTGACCGCGTCTTCCTTGCTCTGGGTGTCTGTCTCATCCGCCGTTTTGCCTTCCAGCTCATCCTTGATCTCCTGCTCAGCGGCGGTCAGGTCGCGGGCAATCTGGGCAATGCCATGGTCGTCTACCAGGCCACCGATACGGCGTCCACCTTCGGGCAGGTATTCTGTGCCCAGGTCGATCTCCAGCTCCTCATCGAGCATGCCCATGGAGATCTGCCCGGCACGGTAGTAATCCTCAAAGTCAAAGCCTGCCCAGGACCTGTTCATGGAGATATATCCGGTCAGCGCGCCGTGGTCTATGATGCGCATGGGAAGATAGGTGCCTTCATGGCCATACTTCCGGCTGTTCAGTATCCGTTGGGCTGCATTCCACATGGCGCGGCTGACGATGGCGTCGTGATGGTCGGGCTGGAAATACTTGTTCTTCTTTCCGTTGTTCCGCTTCGATTTGTGGTCCTTATAGTTGGGCGTGTAAGTTTTTCTGGCCAGCACATCACCGCAGTGTTTCTCATTGCGCAGAATGGCGATGATCCCGCTGGCTGTCCAATGGGTGTTCAGGGTCCCGTCCCTGCGGCGGCCGCCGGTTGGTATGGCCATCTCGGTCAGGACCTCCGCCATCTCCTCAGGAGAGCCTCCGTTGACGAGAGTGGCGTACATCCATCGCACCACGCGGGCTTCACTTTCGTTGATGGCCAGAACCTTTTTCTTGCCGCCGAAGCCGTCCGGGACCTCGATCTTGTCATAGCCAAAGAGTCGCGGCGTCAGGAAGCGCCCTCTGCTGAAGCGCCACTCAAGGGAAAGCAGAATCGCTTCGCTTTTCATATGGCTCTCTTCCTGGGCGACCATGGCCAGCACGAAGAGGATAATGCCGCTGGTCTGGGACATGGTATCCAGGTTCTCCTGCTCGAAGAAGACCCTGACAGGCGGATCGTGGTTCTGCAGCGCTTCCACCCAGCCGATGCAATCCATGAGGTTACGGGCGAAGCGGGATACCGCCTTTGTGATGATCATGTCGATCTTTCCGTCCATGGCGTCTTTCATGAGCTTCTGAAAGCCCTGCCTGTGAGCCGTGTTCGTGCCCGAGAATCCGTCATCCACATAGCACCCTGCGTACTTCCAATTGGGGTTCTCCTTGATCTTTTTCATGTACTGCTGGATCTGGAGATGAATGGAAAGGGCCTGATCGATGTCGTCTGTGGAAACACGGCAATAGGCTGCGACGCGCAGCACACGGTCTTCTTCGGGCGCAGCGGTGGCAGCGGCGATCATGCGCACGTTTCTGCCATCCATGGATTCGATCTGCTTGACCAGGGCGTTCTTTGACCGTTGGCGCTCCGATTCAAAGCTGGCTCCTACCGGGGCTTTCTTGGGCCGTGACGCGCGTTCTTCTGCGGCCTGTCTGACATCGTCCATTTCTTCACCTCCTTCACAGGGGACTGATGCTTGCTGCTCATGTACATCCCTCCTTTGCAACTGCTCATATAGCCAGAGCGGCATATTCATATAGCCATAAATCCAGGAGGTTATCCACGTCAGCACTGACGTATTCGCATGATAAATTTCATCAAAAAAAGCCCACCCGGCGCGGTTAAGCACGCTGGGTGGACACCGCAGTATCACTGTTACCGTCTATCGTCAAACGACACCACCTCGAAGGGGTCGAGCTCCAGGACAGCGCAGATGCGTAGGCCGATCTTCATCCGGGTATTGGAAAGCGTCGTTTCACCATACTCATAGCGCTGGTACTGGTGCAGGCTCATGCCCAGTTCCAGGGCAATCTCCTCCTGGGTGAGCCCAAGCTCCAATCTCCGATCTCGTAGAATCCGGCCTTCTCGGTTATCCATTGGAAGTCCCTGCCTTAATCTCACTGCCGTCCCGGAAGGTGACCCAGATGTCGCCCTTGGCGTGGACCGTCACATGATCGACCATGGAAATCCAGTCTTCATCACGAAACTCTGTGAGTAAATCCATCTCGCGCAGGCGCTGAAAGTGCAGCTCGATTTCCTGCCGCCTGGCCTTGCGCCGGGCGATCTCTTTTGCCGTTTTTTCTTTCTTTGCGATGGCGGCGCTTTGCCTTTCCTCGAGCGCTGTGATCTTTTGCTGGTATGCGGCCTGGTCTATCGCAACGCGGGCATTTTCCTGAATGCAGCTGTCGATGAGGCCGCTGACGATGTTGATCTCCGCTTCAAGCTCTGCCAGCTCCTGCTCCAGGGCTTCCGTTGCCAGTTTGGGGGCCATATAGGATTCGTACACCGAAAGCAGCTCTTCCCGCTCAGAAATGACTATGTTGGCTGCCTGAAGAAAGAGCCTTTTGATCTCATCTTCCGTGAGGGACGGTGTGGTACACCGATTCCCATCAAACTTGTGATTGCACTGCCATATGACCCGGCGGTACTTGTCTGTGGAATGCCACACCTTGGGGCCGTACCAGCCTCCGCAGTCGCCGCACACGATTTTGCTGGAGAAGATGCTGACGGAGCTGAGCCTGTTCTGACCAGGCGTCCGTCCGGCCAGTTTTGTCTGAGCCAAGGCAAAGGTCTTCTCGTCGATGATGGCCGTATGATTGTCCTTGACGTAGTACTGCGGCACCTCGCCGTTGTTCTTCTTTTTCTTCTTTGTCAGAAAGTCCGTCGTGTAAACCTTCTGCAACAGCGCATCGCCTTTGTACTTTTCGTTGGCCAGGATGCTGCGGATGCAGCTTGCGTACCAATTCTGCTTACCGCCCGGTGTGGGGATTCCTTCTTTGGTCAGCGTATGGGCGATCATGGCGGGCGACATCCCAGTCAGGAACATGCCGAAAATGCGACGGACGATCTTGGCTTGTTCTTCGTTGACGACCAGGTTGCCATCCGGACCCCGGTCATAGCCGAGAAAGCGCTTGAAGGGCACGGTGACCTTTCCGTCAGCAAAGCGCTTGCGTTGGCCCCATGTGCAGTTTTCAGAAATGCTCCGGCTTTCTTCCTGGGCCAGGCTGGACATAATCGTCAGCAGCAATTCGCCCTTGGAATCAAAGGTCCATATCCCTTCTTTCTCGAAATAGACCTCGATGCCGTGCTCTTTCAGCTTCCGGATGGTCGTCAGGCTGTCTACGGTATTCCGGGCGAAGCGGCTGACCGACTTGGTGACGATCAGGTCGATCTTCCCGGCGAGGGCATCCTCGACCATGCTGTTAAAGCCATCCCGCTTTTTCGTATTGCAGCCGGTGATCCCTTCGTCTGCGTACACGGCCACAAATTCCCAGTCATCGCGCTCTCTGATGTACTGTGTGTAGTAGTCCACCTGGGCTTCATAGCTGCTCTGCTGTTCTTCGTGGTCCGTACTGACACGGGCGTATGCGGCCACCTTGCGCTTCTTCCTGCTGGTCAGCGGCGCAGCGGTGAACTTGCTGATTGTCGCGGGTATGGTGATTACGCTTTTTCCCATGTCACGGTCCTCCCATCTGCAAAGCGGTATTCCAGCCTGCCTTCAGCCAACACGCGGATCTCTTCGACCTGCTGGGTAAAGGCGTCTTCGTCGAAGCTTTCTGTGCCCATCACGTAGGATGAAATCAGGCGAAGATGATAGTCGGGGAAATTCTTGTTGTCGCATGTGCAGCCTTTCTTCTTTTTGCCCATGCAGTACCAGTAGACCCACTGCTTGCCGACTGAGCGGTGGTAGGTGTTGCCGCAGCACGCACAGTGGATTTTCCCCAGGAAGGCGTCCGTGCTGGTTGCGACATGGCGGAAATCATTCAGGTGCAGGTCTTTCCACGTCCGGGTCTCGTTGCCGACCAAATGAAACTCTATGCTGCCATCCGGCATCACAAGCATCGTCTTGACCTGGGTTTCAAAGGCTTCTGCGTCAAAGGCGTCCATCCCGAGAATCCCTGCGCTGATGCGTTCCAGCATTGCTTCGCTGTAGTTCCGGCTGGTGCATGTAACGCCGTTTTCTTTCTTGCTCCTGCAGATCCAGTGGTAGAAGGTCCGTCCGCGCACCTTGCTCTTCTTCCGCGTGAACCGGTTCCCGCAGCAAGTGCAAATGATTTTCTTCGTAAAGGGGTAGGTCGGGTTGAGCAAAGCGGTCCGCCGCTCAATCTCAGCCTGTACCCGCGCATAGGTCTCGCGGTCCAGAATGGCCTCGTGGGCGTCCTGCAGGTAGAACTGAGGCAGCTCACCTTTGTTCTTTACCTTGTTCTTCACGATGGGATCAGCAATGTAGCTCTTTTGCCTGCGCAGGTCTCCGGCGTAAATCTCGTTTTTGAGCAGGCAGGACAGGGAGGCTTCCTGGAAGAGGCAACCGTTGATGGTTCGATACCCCGCGCCATTCAGGTCGTCGCAGATGGCTTGCAGGGATTTCCCTTGAAGGTAAAGCTGGAACATTCTGCGGACGATGACCGCCTCCTCAGGGATGATGACGTATTGCTGCAGTTCATCGTCGTAGCGATAACCGAGGATGTGCTTGTTCGCAGCGCCAATCTCGCCTGACTGGAATCTCTTCCGGATGCCCCATTTGCAGTTTTCCGAAATGCTGCGGCTTTCTTCCTGGGCAAAGGAAGCGAGGATGGAGAGCATCAGCTCACCGTCTCCGCTCATGGAGTTGATGTTCTCTTTCTCAAATCGGACCTCAATGCCCAGCTCCTTCAGGTGCCTGACTGTGTTGAGAAGGTCCACGGTGTTCCGGGCAAAGCGCTGAATGCTTTTTGTCAGGATGATATCTATCCGTCCTGCCTCACAGTCGGCCAGCATCCGGTTAAACTCATCGCGGTCTCTCATACCGGTTCCGGAGATCCCGTAATCCGCATACACGCCCGCGTATTCCCATTCCGGCGTTTTCTGGATCAGCGCGCTGTAATAGCTGATCTGGGCAGAAAGCGAATGCTGCATCCGCGCGGACTCAACGGAGACTCGGGCATACGCGGCAACGCGCTTTCTTCTGGGGTGGGCCGGGCTTTTTCGCTCGATCTTTTCTACTGTTTTCAAGCGTAGTCCCTCCTTTCAGCACGTCTATCTATGCCTCTGAAGAAGGTACATAGCAAGCATTATCCGAGAGTAGAATCCCCATATATGGTTGATATTTTTGGAGTAGGACGGTATCCATTTCCGCGTACTCTTCTTCGCTGATCAGGCCCTTTTCAAGCATGCTCTTTCCGATGGACAACGCTGCGTGATATAGCATATCGTTTCGATACTCTTCGGTCGTCACGATCCGTCACCGCCTTTGAAGCGGTCGGCAACATAACAATCGCGTGAACAATACTTGCGGTGGTTATTTCCGTAAGCTGTAAAGGCTTTCCCGCAGGCAGGACAGGTGAACGGATACAGCGCCTTGCGATTGACCTGCGCCGGATGTGTATTCCACCAGGTCTGTCTGCATGCGGAATTGCAGAACTTCTTTTTCTTCACACCGGGTCTCTGCACCAGTGGCGCACCGCAGTTGACGCAGGTATTATCGGCGGGGACATCTTCGTCTTTGCATTCAGCCTTAACGCCTGCAAGGCCGTGATTCCTGCAAAATGCCTTGACGCTATCCTTTGACAGACCGACCGCATTGGCTATAGTGGTATAGCCATGTCCCTGATGTCGTAGTGCGGTGATCCTTTCTCTCTGTTCGTTGGTCATGTTGTCCTCCAGTCTGAAGGCCCAGCCTTCACTTTCCACTGGAGGTCAGAAGCTGATTTTGACGAAGCTGAAATAAAAAAGTGGGCCTGCAATCCGGTCATAACCGAATCGCAGACCCATGAATACTGAATCTTGATTATACCAACTGACTGTACTTCCCAGATACCCAGCCCACCTGGCTGCCCACCTTCACTGCGTGCCAACCATTAGCGGCGATGGCGATATGCTCGAACACTGTCCCGTCAGCAACGGCGGTAATGCGGGCGTAATCTGTGCCGTTACCCACTCGGACGTTGACCGTGCCGCTGTTGCAGACGATCTTCACCCTTGCCACTGTCGGCTGCTCCGGTTCAGGTTCCGGCTCAGCCTGCGTCTGTTGACCGACATCATTGTCAGCCACAGCGGCCATCAAGGCGGCATGGGTCTGGTCGCCGTACTTACCGTCCTGCTTCAGACCGACCTTCTTTTGGAATGCCTTCACAGCAGCTTCCGTCTTGTTGCCGAAATCCCCGTCAACAGTCAGGGATGCGCCCAGCTGGTTCAGCAGTTCCTGCAGGGTTTTCACATCCCCGCCCACAGAACCATTCTTCAGAAGACGGGTGCCCAGGGTGTATGTCACCGTTTCAGCAGGCTGTACGGAGCCGGTATCGCCATAATCAATAAACGGTAGCTTTGCCCAGTGCTTCCAGGTACGTTCCTTCACCACGGTCTTCACGCAGCCATAGTTGAAGCCGCGCCACTCAACAGCATATCCGCCGCCAATATAGTAGCCGATATGACCGTCAGTGAACAGCGCGAGGCCCACAATCTCCGGCAAGGTGTCGATGGTGCCCCAATCCATGCCCTTGCTCTTGCAGTATGAAAACATGCCGCTGGCAGACTTATCCGGACAGCCGTTGGAGCCGTATTTGCTCGTATAGGTCTTATCCGTGCCGATGCTTTCCAGCACGCCCTGGCCACCATTGGTCCAGGCATAGCCCTTGCAGCCGCCCACACAGTCGGCCACTACCTGCTTGCTGGCGATATCCTTCTTGTATCGGGAAGTGCGGCTGGAGCCATAATGGGACGGGTACTGAGCGGACTTTCTCGTCAGCAGGCTGTTACTGGCCTTGTAGACGCAGCTGCCGTACCAGTAGGGCGATTTCTTCTCCGCCATTTTCAGGCACCAGTCGGCAAAGTGCTCATTGGTGAACGGGGTATTGATCCTCTCAGACATCTTCAATTCCTCCCATGATAAAATAAGGGCGGCGGTCATTCGCCGTCGCCCTGGTCGGTCGTATCGCGTTCTTTGTCGTGTAGTTGGGTAAGGATGTCACGCAGCTTGTCCGGGATGGGCAGGCCAATATGCGCGGCATTCTCAAGCAGGCTGAGGCCTTCGTTTGACATATAGAAGCAGATCACCGCGCCTCTCAGCGCGCTGCCTGTGCCCACCACATGCAGGTCGATGATGTGCGCCACGCCTACCAGCATCAGGATGAATACCTTCTTGCAGATGCCCTTGAAGCCCACCGCCGATGACAGCTTTTTGTCGATGATGGCGCACATCACGCCGCTGATGTAGTCCAGTGTCATCATCACGATGAGCGCAATCATCAGTCCATCCATGCCGCCCAGAAAGTAGCCCAGCCACCCTCCCAGCGCGGTGATGGCGATCTGAACCTTCGTCCAGATCAGGTCAATGGAAAAATCTCTCATACTCGTTTCCTCCTTGTCGTTGATATGGAAAACCCGCCCTCGTGATGAGAGCGGGCTGATCCCGGGAATTATGTTGTATCAATGTCATGTGCCAATCGCGATCCAATCTATCGCCCTGCTGGTGTTGAAGCTGCCGCCGACGATGATAGTCGCGCCGGTGGCTGTCTTGTTGTAGATCTTTAGCGCGCCATTGTCACCAGACCAGTTGCTGCCCGTGGTGGAATAGCTGACAACCACATGAGGCACCGATGTGAATCCGGCGCTGCTGTAGTTGATCGTCAGAGCGCTGTTGCCTGCCACGTTGCCAGAGCCATATGCCACCTTGAAGGGTAAACGCGCCATGGCCAGCGTACCGGCATTGATGTTGCTGGCGTTGTTGGCTCCCAGATTGCTTCGGGCGTTTGCCGCCGTAGTTGCACCTGTTCCGCCGTTGGCGATAGGCACACCCGAGGGCATCCCGGCATGGAAAACACGGTAGTTCGACCACACGCCAGCATCAGCCACGCGCAGCATGACCGCATTGTCCAGGCTGGCTTCATACCCTTTTGTCCGCACTTCCAGCATGCGGCGGTTATTGCCTGTGCTGTCTTCCCAGGAAGCAAACGAAGACGCGCCGACGTAGCTGCCTTCAAACACCGTCCGGTTCGTGGTGCCGTTGTAATACGGGCTCAGATATACGGACGGGTACAGATAGCCCTGAATGGTGAGATTGCCCGTCATGGTGTCGCCGGACTTCTTCACGCCGCCAAGAGCGGCAATGGCTCCAGCTGCGGTGGACGCGCCCGTGCCTCCGCTTTCGATGTCCAGCGGCTCGGAAAGCTTCAGCGGCCAGCCGAATTCAGCGTAGCCGGAAGTCTCCGCCACCTTGCCGAAGGCAATGCCGGTACCATCCGCCAGGAAGTCCATGATAACGCCCTTCGTGCCGATGGAAACCGCTTGTTCTACATAATAGAAATAGTCCTGCAGGCGCACCTTCAAATCATAGCTCGCCAGGGCGTCGAAGGTCTGCGTCAACACCTTGTCCGTTTCGCTCAGATTGTATGAGGTAACGGAGAGCGTTTCCGCCTGGGTCCACGTTTCGGCCGAGGCCAGCTTGTAATACACCACGCATGCCAGCGCATTCTTGTTGTTGAGCGCCACCACGCCGCCCTCAAAAGAGTAACGGACATGCGTGCCATCCACCTGGGCGGCAGAACCATCCGCGTTGCAGCGGTCGGCTTTGAACAGCCGGATGGATGGATAGCTGTAATCCAGCACGGTCAGCGTTTCGGTATATGTTGCTGTCCGACCTCTGCTGTCCGTAACCGTGACCGTAAGCGTCAGGTTACCTGCAGTCGAAAGCTTTTTGCTGGCGGTAAAGGACGCCGTGGTATAGGTCACGCCGTCCAGGGACGTGCGGTACGAGGAGACGGTACTTCCGTTGGTGCCTGCTGCCGTGATGGCTACAGACAGCTTGCTCAGAGATTTGACAAACGCTCCGATCCTGGTTGCTACTGTCGTGACCGTATCCTCCACCGTCACCGAGGAGATGGACGGAACCACTGTAGCAGGGACATTCAGCGTAATCGTACATGTGCGGGTGCCTGTCAGCGTACCGCCGTTGTAGCTCTGGCAGGTAATGGTGCACGTACCGCTGGTGGCGTTGGGAATCTGAGCGGCCAGTGTCAGTACGGGTGTCCAGTTGACGGACGCGCCGACATTCGTCGCAATGGTGCCGCTGGTATTGCCGAAGGTATAAAGCAGCGTGTGCGTGGTGGAGGTACTGACCCGGTTGGTGTAGATTGTGACAGCGCTGCCCATGTTGACGGACGATGCCGATGTGGATGGCTGGGATACAGCCTCCTCATAGGTGATGGTGATCGTGACCGCCGACCACTGCAGGTAGTTGTACGAATAACCCTGGCTTGAGGCGCTGGGACTGGGATTGTAGATCGTGAACGTGTTGTTTCCCTGGCTGATATAGGCAGCCATGTTGTTGAACAGCGTTCCCGTGATCTGGTAGGCAGTCGAATTACCGAAGAACGAACCATCGAAGGTGCCGAGCGCAGCGCCAGCGTAATTTGAGCCTGTCACACCGGATGTGATACTGTTCTGGTAATTTGCCTTCCGCATGTAGACGGTCTTCGTGCTGCCCGCGCCATAGCCGGCTCTTGCGGCGTCGATACTCAGCCAGATCCCGGTGATCACCTTGTTGGCCAGGTTCATGCCGGAGAAACAGACGATCCCGACATAGTTATAGCTGGAGTCGTAGAATTCCTGGCAGGCTACGCCGTTCTTCGCGTTGGAGGAAGAATTCGTTTTCCTTGTACACATCGACGCGGCATACGCCACTGTGTTCGCCATGCGTACTCCTTTCCCGGCGTCAGCCGTTGTAGATCAGGGAGAGATTGCCGTTGGCCTGCGGCTCAAAGGCAAACTTGCCAATGATGAGCTTCGTCAGGATCTCCGCCTGGGTGACGTACAGCTTGTTGTTGCTGAGATAGGCCACCTCGGTATCATTCATGTAGAAAGCCAGCCTGTCGTTGACCACGCGGAAAGTAAACGGGTTTCCGGTTTTGCCGATCACCAATCCCTGCTCGTCAAACGACATATATGTCCGGAAAACCGCGAGTTCTTCTTCTGTCGCCTCATGGGTATCCGTCAGGTCCTGCTGCAGCTGATTGATCCGGGTGACCGCCCATGTGTAGTTGCTCTGCGTCTGTTCAGAGAGTGTACTGACCTGCTGTGTGACCTGGGTCATATCACTTGCCAGCGCATAGGTGGCCTGGACCTCGGAACGGATGCTGTCCGCCTCCGTGCTGATCTGCGCACGAACAGAGGACAGCTTCTGCTCCAATACCTCTTCGGCATCCTCCGGAGCGGCGGTCCAGTCCGTCGCCCGATTGCCCTTCTCCAGTTTGATCTGGTGGATAATGGTGCTGGCCGTTCCTGCGCTGGCGGGCTTACGGCAGATGAGGATGTCGCCGTTGTCTGGATCATCATCCGGCGATTTGCCGCTGGCGTATTCAGCGATGAAGGTAGCCTGAACGATCTGCCTGCCAGCGCCGGACAGGTCGATAGTCGCCAGCGTCTTATCTCCGCCTGATGTCCGCACCGTCAGCCCCTCGTAACTCTCCATGGGCGTCAGCGTCAGTGAGACGGTGTATTCTTCTCCGGTGGCCATGGCTTCAGACAAAGCATACCGGGCGATGAGGGCAGTGGAGTCAGAAATCTCAGAACCGGAATTGAGGATATAGTTTCTGCCACCGATTTCGAGATTATCGACTGCTTCCTGCGCCTCCTGGGCCGTCATGAAGGCCTCATAGGAGATCTGAGAGATGGTCTTGAAGCCGCCGTTGTAATAACGGAACATGGGATGCTCCGGAGCTAACACAGCGTTGACGGTCGTACTCATCAGGCCAAGAAGGATGTAGGTATATCCGTCCTCTGTTGTAGGTACTGTTGTGGTCAGCACGCCTGCCGCTGGGGTGAACATATTCCCATTCAGCGTACCTTTGATGTACACCGTCGCGCCTGCCGTACCAGAGAAGCCTGATACCGTGTTTGCAAGGGAAAACGCTGTTCCCCAAGAGATGTAGTTGTTCGTCTGGGTCAGCGCCGACGTAGTGTACTTCGTGCCGACATAAAGAATGGGCTTTGTCACATCGAAGGCCGTAGTCGACAGCAGCATCAGCTTGCCCGCGCTGTTGAACACGCCCAGCCTGCCAGCCGCAATCGCGCCGACTGCCGTGACGGAGGCTTTGTAGTTGATGCGGTCATAATAGTTGGTGGTCGTGTCCTGGTTCCGGTTGATCCACCAGCCGGTATAGTTGCCGCTGCCGTTGATGGGTGTATTCTCCCGATAGGTCATCAGGGTAATGTTGCCAACGGCCACGTGCGTGCTGCAGCGGGTCGTGCCGTTAATATACACGGGCACAGCGCCGGTAGCCGTTCCGTCTGACAGCGTGAGGTTCAACGTGGCGGACGATGAAGTCCCTGCGAACGGGAGCCAGTACAGGATAGTCTGTCCGTCTTTCAGCTCCGAGAAAGTGGCGTTGCCCGTCCAGGCATTGGTGGCAGCGGCCTGCGTGCCGACGATGACTTCAGCGGTGGCGTCCGAGAGATCGGATATTGTGAACTGCGCCTGCGCGATCATGGCTCACTCCACCTCGCAGACAAATACAGTCTTCACCGTCACATCGTCACCGTCCACATAGATTACTTTGCCAGTGGCGAAGGCAGCGCCGCTGTCCATGGGATTGCCGTCCTTGTCCCGCCGATACCACTTATAGGTCTTCACATGGCCATGGGTCGCGTCAGTAGTGACATCAGCCCAGGCGGAACCGCTGTAGCGCATGAGCTTCGTCGCCGCGCCGCTGTTCTGGATCTGATAATAGAAATCCCCGGCAGAGGGCGAAGAAGGCGCGGTTTTGGAGTACGTCGTTGACTTGAGCGGATCGACTTCCGCGCCGTTCTGCCAGAGGCGGCAGATCAGGCAGGTCTGACCCACGGTGTTTTTGAAAACGTCCCCGGCGGTGCTGTCGATGTCCGCCTGGTAGTTATCAGTCTTATCGATGATGGTGATCGTATCATAGTTGTACACTGAACCGCTGTTGTACCGGGAGCGGCAGCGATAGGTCGCCGAGCCGACCACGTCAGCAGCATGGACAGTATATGTATTGCCGTTGTTGCCTGTCGCTTCAGCCTGTACCGTAACCCAGGAACCACTCTCGTACTTTTCCCACAGGAACTGTGCCTTAGTGTTAGCGGTGTAATCCGTCGAGCCATAGAAATACTGCGCTTTGAGTGTCAGTTCGTCTGTTTCATTGGCCTGCCCGTTGGTAAACACCGTGCCTCCGGGAGCGTAAACGGTCAGCACATATACCGCCGCACCGGTCGCTCCGGTGTTGACCTTACTCCAATGGATCTGCAGCGTAGTTTCAACCGGAGCAGTTACGGGAACATTCACAACACCGTTCAGCTGCCCAGCAGCGCCAAGGGTAGAATTGGCGGTGATCGTGATCGTCAGCGGAATCTCATTGTCCGATGCAGTCCCGACCGTGATCGTCATGCCGGTGGGCATTCCGGTCGGTGTGCCGACCGTGGGCGTGACTTTCGTTGTGCCAGTATAGGCCACCACATTGCACACTTTTGTGTTAGCCGCTACCTTACCGTCTTTCGTTCCGGCGTAAGTGATATTCTCGTTCGTCAGGAAAACCACGGAGGCATTCTGTCCGGGAGAGCCTTCGCCGCCGGGAGCACCGTCCTGCACCTTGTAGATGGAGGTCGTGTCACCGACATTGGCGTCTGACGTGGTGATGCGCAGCGTAGCGCTCTGGCCCACGAACACGCCGTGAGTCGGCTTCACAATGAGCGTCGTGCCTGTGATGCTGGCATTGTCGCTGGTGGTCGGATAATCCACCCAGTTCCCGGAACTGTTCTTGTACTGCCACTTGCCCATGGTGACGTTCTGCAGGTTGGCGGTCAGCGTGATCTGCGCCGGAGAAACCGCTCCGGCAGCGGTGTACTTGAATACCTGTTCGCCGCTGATCCACGCGCTCTTTGCATCTTCGCCAGTGGACAACAGAGCGAAAGTGATGTCTGCCGTTGCGTTGATGGTCAGGCCGGTATCAGGATCGGCATAGGCCACATACGCGATATAGGTCAGCTGCTTGCTGGTGGCGGTGGCCAGGTTGTTCTTGTTGACGGTGAGCGCCTTGCCGCTGACCGTCTCGCCGGAGATGAGCGCCGCCTCGGCAGCGGAACCGTCCTTACGTTTCCAGGTGATCGTCAGCGCAGTGTTGCTCAGGGCAATGGCGGTCTGGTTGGCGTACACCACGGGCGTGACCGTCAGCTTGCCTGCTGTGGTTGTCCAGTCAGGGCTGTAGGTGCTGGCGTTCACGTCATGGATCTGTGTCCGGGGCTGGTTGGCTCCCAGATAAACAGAAAGCGACTTGCCGTCAGACAAGTCGATGATGGTTTTGGAGCCGGTTGCGATGATGGCCATTTATGATTCTTCCTCCTTCAACAGTTCGCAGTCATAGGTGGCGCTGTACAGCACATCCCTGGTGGTGAGGGTGATGCTCTTCATACCTTTGTGGGCGTTGTTCCAGATGGCGTCTGCGGTATCGTCCGCCGATTTCCTTTTCCACTGGAACCGGGACGCTGGCAGGCTGTCCGTAACATTCTCGCTGCCGTGCCAGACGCGGGCTGTGAGCGTAGTGGTCTGGATGTCCTCCGACAGGATATCCGACGTCGAAACGATCTCGATGCGGAATCCCACCAGCTCATCCATATCGGAATAGACCTGCTCCACGCGCTGGTTGATGCCTGTATTGCTGGAAAGGTCCAGCGTCTCGCCGAAATTGGACGCCACATGGTTCGTGGTAATCGCTCCGGCCTTTATGTTGGAGCCTTCAATTGTATCGGCGGCAATCTCACCGCCTGTGATCGTGCCTGCCAGAATCTCATTAGAAGTGATGGTCCGGGAGGCGATCTCATTGGCGGTGATGGCGTTTGCTACGATCTTGTCTCCCGTGATGCTCCGCTCCGTCAGCACGTCGCCGTCCAGGGAGTCAACATTCTGGGAGACCAGCCCTCCGGAATTATTGAGGGCATAGACCACGGAATTATGGGAGCCGACCAGCTCCAGCCGCTCAACAGACAGTGTCCCCGCATTGATCTTGTTTGCCGTCAGCTCCACGATCTTGGCGTCGGTAATGGAGCCGTCTGCGATCTGGGTAGTGCCAACCGCCTCCGCGCCGATGAGCGCCTGCGTGATAGCCGCCTGCCCGATCTGGGCCGTGCCGACCGCTGCGTCCGCGATCTGGGCGCGTGTGATGGCTGCGTCCTGAATGTTTGCCGTGCCGATGGCCGCGTGGGCGATTTTTCCGTTGGTGACGGACAGCTCACGCAGGCTACTGCCAGACACGGAACCCGGCGCGATCTTCGTCGCCGTCACCGCGCCTTCCGACAACTGGTATCCTGCCATAGCGCTGCTTTCCACGGCAAACACGTTCCCGACCGTGATGCTCTTGTAGCGCTTCGTCAGAGCATCCCATTCATAGCCTGACACCTGCGCCTTGGCCACAAAGCCTGTCGGTGCATGCCGGATGCGTACCAGGTCATACAGAAAGACACGCTCCAAATTGCGGTACTGTCGGTACTCCTCGGTATCGCCGATATGGATGAAGTCTATATCCAGCGTCAGGTCAGGCATATCGCAGCCCTTGGCAAACTCATCCGCTGCAGCCTGGCGCATCAGTTCATAGCACTGCTCTTTGGTGAATGGTTCGATATCGGATACCGGTTCCTCGTCATCACTGCTTTCTTCTACAACGACTTCTTTGGCGTCCGATACCGTCAGTGTGCCGGTATGGATCACGGGGTACTCGCTGATATGCGGACTGTCGATCCATTGTTCCGGAAGCAGCATCCTGCGTCCGTCCGCGTCCTCGCCAATGGGTACAATGCGCGTGACCACGCCGTCCGTGCTCTTGCTCCAGGAGATGCCCGTCATGTTCTTGCCGTAAACGATCTCATATCCCCGGTCGGGCGGGTCATCGTTATCCAGCAAATAGAAATCGGCATTGTTCCGTACCAGCCTGGCCCGGGAGCGCTGCACCAGCCCGATATCCGGGTCGAGCAGGTACTTGATGGGATTGACAAAGCTGCGGTCGCCCAGACTGACCCTGCGAACAATGTTAGTGGCCAGGATGCGGTCATCCGGGGACATCAGGGCCTCACGCATTTTTGCGAGAGCGTTGACCACATAGGTGCCGACCTGGATAGACAGTTTTCCGCACATGTTGCCCATGAAGTCGTAGCTAATATGCCGGGCCTCCACGGTCACCTCATGATTGGCGGTATCAACGCTGACTGAATAGATGCGGAAGCACTGCTCAGTTGCCTGCTCCGCCGGGACGATAACCGTTCCGTCATCCTCCAGCGGCTTATAGGCAGGGACCGGCGCTTTGATGATTCTCTCTTCCTGCAGCTCCTTCCAGCGCAGGTCTTCCGTGATGGGATGCACCAGCGTCAGGCTGAAGTCGCCGCCCGCGATCTCTGTTACGGTGCAGGAGGAAGGCTGCAGGATACACAAGCCGTTGCCATGCCAGTCTGTTTCGTTAGCTTCATAAATGCAGATCACAGGCGGTCACCTCCTCCCGCAGGGCAAAATGAAAGCGCCTCCGAAGAGACGCTCTTTGTATAGTTCGAATGCTTCCTAAGTTTGCAGGTTACGCTCTGATGCCGCAGTATTCCAGGCTCTTTTGCCAGAGCTCTTCCTGATTCTCCTTCACATAGGACAGATCGGAAGATCCCTTTATATTCGTGCTGCGGTCATAGTACAGACCGGACACGCCTACGAATTGAGGATCAATCGCAATCCTGGCCAGGGCGTCGGAGGACGTTTCCAGATCCCCATAGCGGTCCGGCATCGTAGTCTTGACCACCAGCGCCCGGGCCTTGTCCATATGCCCGCCAGAGAAGTTGGTTGTCGCCATAAAGCCGGGGTTGAAGGAATTCACCGTAACGGAAGAACCCTGTTCTTTCAGTACCTCGGCCAGCTTGTGGGTGAAGTAGATCATGCACAGCTTGGAATAAGAATACCTCTGCCGGTCACTCAAAGCATCATGGGCCAGGTATTCCACGCCTTTCCATTCGATGCCTCCGGGCGGGTTGTGCATGTCGCTGGTGACATTGAGGATTCTGCCGTCGGCACTGAAATGGGGCAAAAAAAGCTGTGTCAGCAGGAAGTGGCCCAGATAGTTGGTTGCAAACACGACCTCAAAGCCTTCCTCTGTTACGCCGCTCTCCCGCATGGGCGAAATCCCGGCGTTGTTGATCAGCACATCCACCGTACCGTACCGGTCTATGAACGCAGCCGCAAAAGCCCTAACAGAAGCAAGGCTGGAAGTATCCAGCTTCATGCTCACGATTTGCTCATTGCCAGTTGCAGAAATAATCTCTGATTTCGCTCGTGCTGCTTTCTCTTCGTTTCTGCAGGCGAGGATCACCCGGAAATCATGATCCGCTGCGATCTTCTTTGCTGTTTCAAATCCAAGACCGGAATTCGCTCCGGTGATGATGACGTTCTTCATTTTACTGAACCCCTTCCTTTGCCGTTGACGCATTAGCTTCCGTCCTGATCCACAGGGCGGGGCGCACGCCGATGATGGTCTCATCCACCTCGTGGGCACGGCTGCCGATGGAGCCAGCAGAAGCGAAATACGCGGGGCTGGTGGGTGTCATGCCCGGGGAACGCAGCCACCAGGCGCATTGTCCCGCACTGTTCGTGTAAGCACCTTGGATGATGGCATACCGGGTGGGCGTGACGGTGCGGATGGCGTCGCTCAGATACGTCTGGCTTTCCATGCCGCTCAGCAGGAAAACCCGGTCCCGGGTATCCGCGCCTATAGGCGTGCCGTAGCCCAGCACGTCGCTGTTGTCCAGATCGGTGAACAGGATTTGCTCCTGCTCCTCCGTTGTGAAGGCCGTCTGCAGGAATCCACCGTTCAGCCAGGCCCGAAGGTCGCTCTGATCCCAAGTCACCGCCCTATGATCGTTGTGCCATGGCAGAGACGCCAGACATTCCTTTGCCAGCAGCAGCATGCTGTCTTCCGTTTCATCGAGTACGATCCATTCAATCGGTTCGGCATCGCTGCCCTGCTGGGGGAAGCTGCCGAAATACACGGTCCTCATCTGTCCTTCCTCCGCAGAAGCTGTCATGCAGAGCATCAGCATGCATGACACAAGAAACAGGCTGATTCGTTTCATGGTCAACCTCCTGCATATCACTTCACAAACAACCCGATCCGGAAGCACACATTAGGATGGTGATTATTTCCGGGAAGCGGATCCCGCAGGGCCGCGGGATAGTCGCTGCCCCGGCAGGCGCCGCCCATCAGGTTATACCCGCCGCCCCGCATGACGTAATTACTGCCGCAGCGTTTCTGTGTCCACTCCCAGTTGTTGCCCGCCAGATCATAGATGTTGTTGGACCTGGCATCTTCCCAGATCCCAGTGAAATTCCCGCGCGCGCCGTTTGAGAAGGCATCATTGGAATAATTGCCCCAGGCTGTGCTGTCGCTGGCCACTTCTTCCCAGGTCCTGCAGCCGGAATCAATCAGCCATTGAAGGGTCGTATCCCAGTTGATGCCCCAGGGGAAGAAACCCTGCACGGTATCGTTGTCAGCGTAGAGCCGTTCACAGGCCCCGACAGTATCCTGCGGAGAGAACTGCACCCAGATGCGTCCCGGTTCGCTGTCTGAGACCCGTTTGCTGGCCGGAAGATTGTCTGGCCCCTGGCTGGCTTCATAGCGCCCCATGTAGAAACCACCGTACCGTTCCACGCTGACGATCATTTCCAGATAGACCGGAGAATCCGTTTCATCGTAATAGCTGGAGACAGAGCCGCCGCCGGAGAAATAGCTGCCAAACTCCCGGACGGACAGCGGAGTGACCGTGGTGGGGATCCAGACAAACTCGCTGCCGTCCGGCCCCATGACCACCAGCCCCTGCGAGATGGTCTGTTCGTCTTCCTTGTCGGAAACCATAAACCCCGAGGGGATCACTGCACGGTCGCCGTTTGCATCGAGCCAAATACTCTTTTCAGAGGCAACAACGCCCGCTTGGATTTGGGAATAAGCACTGTCCTCCGCAAAAGCAGAACGGAAAACAACCAGCAGGATCGAAAACAAGACTAGCAGACTCTTGATCGTCATGGATTGTCGCATGATCACACCTCCTGATCAGACAGGTTCAGCAGCTTGCGGAGAAGCAGAATCAATTCTCCCTTTTCATCAACAGACAAATGCTCGGTCAGTTTCTCTTCCACTGTATTGCCCAGCGCTTCCAGGTCGGCCTGCATGGCATCTGCCTTTTCGGTCAGGGCAATCAACTTACCGCGTCCATCTTCTGGATTTGGAATTCGCGTCGTGAAGCCTTTCTTCTCCAATTGATCCAAAAGCCCCAGTGCAGTAGGGTGTGTCATGGAAAACTCCCGTTCCAGATCAACCACCCGGGCTGTTCTGGATTCCTGCATGTAAATCAGCTTCAGCACTTTGAACTGAGCCGCTGACAAATCATACTGCGCAAAGAACGGGTTGGAGATCTTGTCAAACTCCAGAGCAGCTTTCTTGATCAGAATTGCAACTTTGTTGATGCTCACGGCCTTCACCCCCAAGAAAGAGATGCTACTCATCATTCGTAGCTTGCTACTATTATATCGTAGCATGCTACGAATGTCAACGGCCAAATGTTCATTCAACAGATTGTTTACACATGTTTTGTTGAAGCAGGAAACAATTAAAGATACCGCCAATTCGGCGTCACGACCAGTCTGGCCACCGTTCCCGTCCAGCTGATCACGCTATCCCCGGGCGGCAGATATTGCGGATCGCCATCCACCTTGTCGTTCAGCAGCTGGCCGCCATCCAGGCTGGTGCATTCCTGCGCCTCCCAGTCCAGCACTATGCCATTGCCGATGCCGCTCAGCACAACCGCGCCGCTGTAGGTGATCAGCGTAATCGTTCCGCTCCCATACAGGGTGAACTTCGGCCATGCCGGCACCGTACCCGGATTGTGTATCATCATGCCGCTGGCTGTCAGCGTGATATCCTCCGCAGGCGGATACAGGCGCTTGTACGGCTGGCATTGGAAAGGCACAGCGAAGCTCCTGAAACCGCGTCCACGGAGGATTTTGCTGAAATCGATCTGGTTGATGATGCGGGCGTCATAGGAGTGGTCCGGCTCGTTGCCGAACACCACGCTCCCGGAGCCCTGGAGCCATGCGCAGATGGCGTCGATGTCGGCATCCGGCCTAACCCAGCACTGCGCCGTTCGCAGTACCGGTTCATAGACAGGCAGGTCGCTTTCCGGCAGCATCAACACGCCAGAGCGCCCGGGAATGGTGATCTGGCTCACGCGCTCTTTCGGCCGGGCGATCACGGGATACTCCGAGACCATGATGCCATAGTTCTCAGAGCTTACCCCGTTCCAAAGAAAATAAGAATGCGTAGTGATCACCTCCGTCAGTAGCCGTATCCGTGTTGCCGCCTGCGCGTCATGGCGCTGATCTGGGCAGCAAGAGACTGTGCATCCATATCGTTGGCCATGACCATGTTTTCCACGTTTACGGCGGGTACGGTTTCCTGTTCAGCGTTGTTTCCCTTCACTGCGTCGATCAGATCCCGCAGCAGGGATTCCATGTTCTCTGTAGATCGTTCGCCGATGAAGCCGGACATCACATCGATCATGCCCGCTTTCAACCGTGCGGACATTTCCGTCCACAGGGTGTCCAGCGGCAGGATAGCTTCAGCCCCGGCCTCGCCGACGCCCTGCAGCCCTGCTGAACTGCCAAGGATGGTGGGCTTGTCGAAAATACCGCCCAGCGCGTTCCAGGAAACGGACAGCTTCGGCAGCTTGATGCCCCAGCCGATGTCGTTCCAGGTGACGCTGATGCGGGGCAACTTGAATTCCGGCAGCTTCCACTGGAAATTGAACAGGCCCTTGAAGTAATTGACCTTCTCCTGCAGCCAGGTCTTTGCTGATTCGATGGGGCTTTTGATCACGCCCAGGACGCTGTCCCACGCGCCCTTTACACCATTTTTGATGTTGGTCCAGCCGTTCACGATGCCAGCCTTCGCGTTGGTGATGGCGGAGGACGCCGCATTCGTGATGTTTGTCCATGCGGTAGAGGCGTTTGTCTTCAGCGTATTCCAGGTGCTTTCGATGCCGGACTTGATGTTGTTCCATCCGGTGGTGGCCCCGCTCTTGATGTTATTCCAGGTGGTGGAGAAGAACGACGTCACACCGTTCCACACCTCGGTGGCTTTGCTGCTGATGCCCGTCCATACGCCGCTGATCCAGGTGGTGAAAGTATTCCAGGCGGTTTCCGCTCCGGTTTTGATGGATGTCCATACCCCGGAGATCGTCGTTTTGATGCCGTTGAAAACGGTACTGGCCGTGGAGGAGATCCCATTCCATACACCGCTGATCCACGATGTGAACGAGGTCCAGGCAGTATTGGCAGCGGTGGAAATGCTCGACCATGTACTGGAGAAGAATGTGGTCACTCCGTTCCACACGGTGCTGGCCGTGGTGGAGATGCCATTCCATACACCGCTGATCCAGGTGGTGAACGATGTCCATGCCGTATTAGCGGCAGTGGATATACTTGTCCAGATGCCGGAGAAGAAGGACACCACGGCATTCCACACCGTGGAGGCAGTTGTGCTGATGCCATTCCATACGCCTGTGATCCAGGTAGTGAACGATGTCCACGCTGTGTTGGCCCCGGTGCTTATGCTCGTCCAGATGCCAGAAAAGAATGTAACAATGCCATTCCACACGGTTTCGGCTGTCGTTTTGATGCCGCTCCATATGCCGCTGATCCATTCTGTGAATGTCGTCCATGCTGTATTTGCTCCGGTGCTGATGGACGTCCAGATACCAGAGAAGAAGGTCACAATGGCATTCCACACGGTTTCCGCTGTCGTTTTGATGCCATTCCATACACCGCTTATCCAGGTCGTGAAGTTCGTCCACGCAGTACTTGCGGCGGTGGAAATGCCCGTCCAAACGCCAGAGAAGAAAGAGGCAATGGCGTTCCACACCGTAGCGGCGGTCGCTTTGATGCCTTCCCATACGCCGCCGATCCATTCTGTGAAAGTAGTCCACGCGGTGCTGGCGGTGGTGGCGATGTTTGTCCAGGTATCAGAAAACCATTTCTTGATGGCATTCCACGCCGTGACCACGCCTGTATTGATCGCGGTCCAGGCATCAGAAAAAACCTGCCCCAGATCGATACCGAAGGACTCCGCAATGCCGCACAGCGTCTCCCAGAACTGGGAGAAGAAATTGCCGATGGCCGTCCATACATCCTGCAGAGCGGTACACAGGCTGTCCCATGCGTCCTTAATGCCCTGAGTAAAGCCGTCCCAGTCCCCGGAGAAAAGGGAGACAATGGCGGAGAACAGGTTGGCGAGGAAATCTACATAATTGACAATGGCGTCGATCACCGGACCAATAGCTGCGATGATACCGGAAACCGCCGATACAACGACAGCCACCACCGCGCCTATGGCGGCTCCGATTGCTTCGAACACCGGCATCAGCTTCAGCACAATACCCTGGATCGTTCCCCAGAGCTTCTGCAGGGATGCTTTGATCGGTTCAAACCAGGATTGCAACGTCTGAAAGGCGCTGACGAAAGCTGCCTTCACCTTTTCAAAAGCCGCACAGATCTGCTGCCAGATGGCGTTGACCTTATCCCGGAATTCCTCGTTGTTCTTGTACAGGGAGATAAACGCCGCGGCCAAAACTGCGATGACGGCGATCACAATGCCAACCGGACCGGTCAGCGCGGTCATAGCCTTGCCCAACAGTCCGGTGACCTTCGTAGCCCCGGAGATGGCCTTCATCACAGAGCCGACATTTTTGATGACTTTCCCGATGCCGGTGATGAGCTTGCCGCCCACCAGCAGCACAGGACCTACTGCCGCAGCAATAGCGGCGATCCTGATAATGGTATCCTTCGTCTTATCGTCCAGGCCGGTCAGCCAGTTGACGATGGCGGTGATCTTCTCGACTGCTTTCTGCACCATGGGAGCCAAGCGCTCGCCAAAGGAGATGGCGAGGCCCTCCACCGCTGATTTCAGCGTGCGGAAGGAACCGCCGAGGCCGCTTTCCATGGTATCGGCCATCTGCTGGGCTGCGCCTTCGCTGCCCTCAATGTGGCCCATGAGCTCGTCAAACTCAGTGCCGCATCCGTCCAGCAGCGCTGTCACAGCAGCCAGGTCGGTCTTATTGAAGATGGTGGAGATGATGTTCTGCTTCTGCTCAGCAGTCATGCCGTCCATGGACGCGTTCAGATCCATCATGATGTCGTTCATGGATCGCATGTTGCCGGAGCTGTCGTAGACCGACACGCCGAGGGCTTCCAGCTGAGCTGCGGCTTTGTCTGTGGGCTTCGTCAGCGACAGGATAACGTTGCGCAGGTGCGTACCGCCCTCCGCGCCTTTGATGCCTCGGTTGGCCAGGATGCCCAGTTCAGCGTTGAGCTCAGCGGTGCCGCCCTTCAGGTTCTTAGCAGTGCCGCCCACGGTCAGGATGGCTTCGCCCAGCTGGCCAACGGACGTGTTGGACTTCTGCGCCGTCACAGCCATTTGGTCGGAGAAGGTTCCCAGCTGGTCCATGGACAGGCCAAGAGCCGCCATGGCGTCGGTAGCCAGATCGGATGCGTATGCCAGATCCAGACCGCCTGCCTGCGCCAGGGCCAGCACCTGCGGCAACGCCGCGCACGCTTCGTCAGCGTCATATCCAGCCAGAGCCAGGTAGTTCAATGCTTGGGCGGCTTCAGACGCGGAGTAACGTGTTGATCGTCCCATCTCCTGGGCAGTGCTGTTCAGCAGGGCGATCTGCCTGTCAGCTTCTTCCGACGAACCGGCAACAAGCCCCATGGTCGCCTGTACGGTTTTCAGGCTATCGTCAAACGACGTGAAGGTGGTGATGCAGGCGGTGCCCAGCGCAACAATGGGCGTAGTCAGTTTTGTGGTGAGCTGCTGCCCGACCTGCGATACCTTTTTACCGACATTCTCCAGCTTCGCGCCGATGTTTTCCAGTTGCGTGCCCAGCTGATAGAAACCGTTCTGCGACAGCTTCAACTGCTGAGTGACGAGCTTCAGCGCCTGCTCGGTCTGGGAGACCTTCTGTTTTGCCTGCTCCAGCTGGGCGGCCAGCTTTTTCGTTTCCTCGGAGTTCTCGCCGGTCTCAGCCTTACTCTTTTCATAGGCGGCCTCGAGATCGGCCACCTTCTGCTTCTGCGCTGCCAGCTTGTCCGTCAGGGTCTGCGCAGAGGTCTGAAGCTGCGCCGTCACCTGTTTGAAATTGGTGATCCCGGTGGCGGCGTTGGTGCAGGAAGCCTGCAGCTTCGTCATCTGTCCTTCGAACTTGGACAGAGAGCCTTCAAACTGGGTCGTGTCAAGGGACAGGCGGACAATAAGGTCGGACATTCCGGACGCCATGGGGAATCACCTCCTCGTTATTTTTTTCGATCAGGTTTCGGCATATGCTCACAGTGGCATTTGAATACCGCATGCAGCTTTCGCAGGGTGCTTTTCCAGAACACAGACTCGCTCATGTTCAGCACTACAGTCCCCACGTAATACAGCAGCACCCAGTCCACAGATTCCTGCGCGCCGGATGCTGCCGTATCAAATGAGTCCCACAGCGCCTTTACCGAGGGTCGGGAGCCACGGCTTTCTCCGCATCGCCGGTGTCTTCCGGCAGCGCGGCGGTCAGCGCCTCGGTGATCTGCTCCATGATGCTTTCCACATTGGTCAGGGAGATCATCGCGCCGACCTGGCGCTCGGTCAGGTTTTCGTCTTCATGCAGAAGTCCCGCCCACAGCAGTGTGCGGGTGGCTTTCACGGAGCCCTGCTGCATCTTCTGGAACGCCTGGTCCAGGGAGCCGAACTTATCCTCCAGCTCTGCAAAGGCGTTCAGGTCGAAAAGCAGCGTGCGGGGCTTGTCCAGTTCAATGGGAATACGCACTTCCCGGATGTCATGCAGCGCCATAGTTTAGCCCTCCCCATTGGTCTCTTTGGTTTCTTCGTAGACCTCGTTGAACCAGCTGTCCACGCCGGTGAATTCCGGGTCGCTGGTGTCGGCGGAGATCTGCCAGTTGCCGTCATAGTCGCGCTGGACAAATGTGCCGGTCAGCTTGGGCTGACGCCAGGCGGGAGAATCATTGCTGGTGGAATATTCATCCTCGACCAGCTGGAACTTGCCCTTGTACAGCCATACGCAGCGGAACTGGTTCGGCTGAGGCTGGCTCATGAAGCCAATGGCCACATAGGGCGCTTCGTCGCTGGCGTTCTGCACCATGACGCCCTTTTCGTACTTATGGCCCAGCAGGATTGCCTGCGCCTTCATGGGCAGTGCGGCCAGTTCCAGCTCCAGGGTGATGTCGCCCAGCTGGGATGCGATGTCGAAAACGCCGTCATCCGCCCACAGCTTCTCCTGGTTGGTGGTGGGAGAAATGCTGGCGGAGATCGCGCCTACCAGCGGTTCAGGCTTTTCATAGGAAACGCCCTCCGCCGTATCGCTGGTCAGGAGGGCGTAGTGGATATTGCGCAGCGACTGCCGCTGCGCCTTGACAGTGGTATTCTGAGGCATATCAATTCTCCTCTCTCACTCCCAGGGAAACGGGAGCTGTTCTTTGATGGTATAGGTGGCGGATTTCACGTAGATGTCCATATCCTGCAGATAATCGTCCTGCACCTGTCCGTACCGCTGATAGCCGTTCCGGCGCATGGTTTTGTGCAGAGCGGCGTTGATGGGATACAGCAGATTTTCCCGGGCGTAGATGTCGATGCGGAAGGTGATCTCTTCTTCCAGCGGCTGGTCATCGGCGAAGCGGGTGTATTCACGATCCGCTTCAAACACGGCCAGTCTGGGAAAGACCTCCGCCTCCGGGGAAAGGATCTGATAGATGGCGGGATAGCCGTATGGGTCGGTGGCCAGGAGCGCTGTCAGCTCTTCGCTTTCCAACAGCTCGTCCACCAGGGTCGATGCGTCCAATGGTGATCACCTCACTTGATGCCCAGCCGGGCTTCTATCTCGCGCTTCACGGTCTCCATAGCTTCATCACCGCGCGCCTCCGCGCTTTCGCGGATAAAGGCGCGTTCTTTTATGCGCTTTGTGCCGTACTCGAGGTATTTCCAGTAATAGCTGGGGCCGTTCACGCCGCCGATGACAGTCACGCCGGCGGTGTATTTGCTTGCCGAGACACTGGTAGTCAGCTGATCCGCCAGATGCTTTGCTGTGCGTCCCTGGGTGGCGGGATGCCCGTGGGCGCTGCGGGGAGCCCGGACATGGGCTTCTTCTTTGATGATCTCCGCGCCCTTGCGGAGCGCTTGTCCGGCAGCGCCGCGCGCCTCTTTGCCCATGTTCTTCACACGGGTCCCCAGGTCTTTCAGCCCGTCAATTCTGACATTTGCCATCTGGCGTCACCGTCCTTGCCAGTATCTCCAGCGCCTCATGCCGGTTGTTTTTATCGAGGATAGAGGTGATGTCGTACACCGTACCATCCAGTCTGATCCGCATCTCGGCGGATACGTCCTTCCGGTAGCGGATGGTGAAGCGCACCTCGTTTTCCCGATTGATGGCCGCTGCCTCCCAGAACTCTCTGCCTGACAGCGGCTCCACACCGCACCAGCAGGTGAAAGCTGTCTCCCAGCGCTCTTTGCTGATGCCGTGGGTGACCGTTACAACCCTATGCAAAAAATCAGCCCTGTTGCGGAGAACACCTGCGTTCAGCACGGATGCTTTTGCACTCATAGGCAGCCCTCCTACAGGATCTGGTCAGGATCACGATGCGGCCACAGCAGCGCGTCAAACGCTTGCTTCATGGCGCGGTAGGCGCTCTGATCCGCGCTTTCTCGATAGGTGTACATGAAGCCCACATACAGATAGATTGCCAGGCGTACTGGCTCAGGCATTTCCTCTGCGAACGAGCGTCGGCAGAAATCTTCCGCCGTTGCCTGAGCCGCAGCGATCAGCGCTGACAGATAACCGTCTTCGTCGTTATGCTCGATTCTCAGATGGGTTTTGATTTCATCGACCGTCACAGCCATCAGGGCTCACCCTGTTCCTGCGTATCGGGCGTATCTTCCGGCTCAGCGGCGGTGACCATCAGCCCCGCAGTGCGCAGCCCAGCAAGCAAAGAATTGAAGCTCTCCTTCAACGCGGCGACCGTAGTTGCCTCACTGTCCGCCTGATAGGCGATAGGCGCGGTCTCATTGCCGGAACCGTTGCTCCCAGGGAAATTGTCCACCTCAGCGCCGTCCAGGAAAGTCAGCTTGCCACCGATCACCAGCTCATTGCCGTTGTCAGTAAAATAGTTTTTGGTCACATGCGTATTGGGCATATGCGTATCCTCCTCTCAGAGCAGGGAGCCGCCTGTGTCAGACGGCTCCCGTGATGTCTCACTTCATCTTCAGGCACTTCACGGCTTCGGGCAAGATGAGTCGACCATCCAGGCGCTCCGTCATCTTGAAGCCCACCTGGTCCGTGACGGCATACAGCTCATTCAGACGTTCCAGGGTACGACCTTCACGTTCGGCCAGCCAGTAATAGCTGTAGTCGCCGTACAGAATGACCTTATTGCCGGTGGCGATGAGCGGCATGTAGTTGCTCATCAGAACGCGCTGATTGAACAGCATATCAGGTGCGCCTTCCTTGATGCCGGGCTGCCAGATATACTGCCCCTGACCGTCCTTCAGCTTGCGGATGGCGGAGATGGTGGCGTCGTTCATGATCCAGCAGGCCTTGCGGCGATAGCCGGACTTGAGGCTGTGCTGCATGTCGATCAATTCATCGGCGGTGATCGCGGTGGCGCTGGCGGTGGTCACACCGACCTGCGCGCCAAGAGTGTCATGCAGCAGGCCGATGGGCTTATGGCTGCCGTCGCCGGTGATGATCGCCTGCTCCTCGGCAGCGCCAGCCCTGCGCACAAACTCGTGGGCGATATAGGCTGCCAGATCAAACGCGGAGTCGTTCAGCAGCTCACGGCTGATGCGGATCATGGTGGCAAACTTGTGAGCGGTCAGGGTCACCTGGCTGAAAGCGTCATCGCTCTCGGGGATCTGCTGTTCTTCTTCCACCCAGGACCCGGTGCCATGGGAAGCCACGATGGGGATCTTGTGCTCACCGGAACCAGTGCGGATGATATGCACCAGGCCACGCATGATGTTTTCGTCCTCCAGGCCTTCGATCAGCTGACGGTCAAACTCGTCAGGAACAGTATAGCCACCTTCGGAGAGGGTGCCGACCTGCAGGGCATTGAACACCTCAGGACTGACCCTGCCGCGCATCTGGTTCCAGAACGCCTTCTTGTACTCGTCAGAGGCGCGGCCTTCCTTGTTGGCGTCCGGCTTCGCCGCACCCGGCCTGCTCACCAGAGCGGAAGCGGTAGGCTGATCCATCTCACGGTCAATAGCGGCCTGACGTTCCAGCCGCTCGATTTCCTTGCCGAGGGCAACCACGTCCGCCTCCATCTTTTCGTAGGTGGCGTTGTCCTCGGCGGAGACCATGCCGTCCTGGCCACGATGGCTGTCCAGGAAGGCCTTGGTCTGGTTCCACAGGTTGGCGCGCTTTTCGCGCAGAGCAAGAATCTGATTCATGATGATTCCTCCATTCTTCATTTCAGGAGCGACAGCCGTTTTTCCAGGTCTGCCGCCTTTACACGGTTATCGGGAACAGGGGTATTAGGGTTGGATACAGGCGCAGAATCGGCATTGGATGGATGCTCCGGCTCTGCAGGCACAGTCATCGGAGCTTTCGGCAGTGTGGCGATGACACGGTTCATAAGGCAAGCTGCCGCAGCTTTACGGCCATAAGAAAAGCCCGACACTTCGTCAGGCAAATCATGATCGCCGGTATACAGGATCTCGTCGCAGAAGCCCAGCTCTTTTGCCTTTACCGCGTTCATCCAGGTCTCACTGTCCATGAGATGCGAGAGCTTGGCCCGACTGAGGCCGGTCTTGATCTGATAGGCGTTGATGATCGACTCCTTCACTTCATCCAGCAGCTGAATGGCCTTGCGCATTTCCTCGCTGTCGCCCATGGCGGAGGTGAAGGGGTTATGGATCATCATGACGCTGGTAGGACTCATGCACACCCTTGTGCCTGCCATGGCGATGACGCTGGCAGCGGACGCCGCAAGACCGTCAATCTGCACAGTGACGTCGCCGGGATAGTCCATGAGCATGGTATAGATCTGGCTGGCGGCCACGCAGTCACCACCGGGCGAAGAGATGTGAAGGGTGATCGGTCCGCTGCCGGAGAAGAGCTCTTCCTTGAACATGGCAGGGGTGATGTCATCGTTGAACCAGGACTCAGAGGCAATTACGCCCTCGAACCACAGTTCGCGCTGACCGGTATCCTCGTTCCTGATCCAGTTCCAGAAATGTTTCATCAGGGATTCCTCCTTCTTCCAGGATTGCTTTGTTTTTGCGGCGACGCAGCATTCTGAGAGGCCTCATCCTGGCCCTGGCGCAGAGCGGTCAGGATGCTGATCATATTGCCGTTAACGAGATAGGCGTCTCCGCCTTCCTCTGCGGGGATTGGATTTTGATTTTCCAAAGCACGGATATCGTTGGCGGACATCCAGCCGTTTTGGCGGGCAATGGCGTAGCCTTCCATACGTGATTTGTAGTCGCCACGCATCAGACCGTCGATGTTGAACTGCACATAAAAGCGCCCCTTCTCCTGATCGGTGAAGAGAGCGCGGTTCATGGACTGTTCGATTCTGACGAGCCAGGGGCGAATGGTATGGACGGCGAAGTCGATGCTCATGTGCTCGATGTTGGAAAATGTCGCATGCTCCAGATCGCCCACCAGATGGGGCGGCACCCGGAAGATACGACAGATCTCATCCACCTGGAATTTCCGGGTTTCCAGGAACTGCGCCTCGTTGTTGGGGATGGCAATTGGTTCAAAGCGCATGCCTTCTTCCAGGATAGCCACACGGTTGGCGTTGCCTGAGCCGCCGTAGATGCTATTCCAGCTTTCACGCAGCGCAGCAGGATTCTTCACCGTATTCGGATGGGTCAGAATACCGGAGGGCCGCGCGCCATTGGAGAAGAACTTGCTTCCGTATTCCTCCGAAGCAATGCCCAGGCCGATGGCGTTTCGCTCCAGCGCAATGGGGCTGTAGCCCATGACACCATCAAAGCCCAGGCCAGGGATGTGAAGAACTTCTTCGGGCGTGAGAACTACGCGCTGGCCAGTGCTTGTTGAATAGGTATAGGTCAATACGCCATTCTTGTCTCGGTCTACATCCATGTGATCTGGGAGCAGCGGGTACAGCCCTGTGACCTGATTCCTGCCGGTGCGCAGAATCTGACAGTAACTGTTGCCCCACAGGAGAAGATGCGCTAACATGACTTCCCGAAGCACAAATGATGTCATCTCACTGTTTGGCTCGTCATGGAGCAGCGGATAAAGCGGATGGTCCGTTGCCTTTCGGCTTCCATCGTCCGTCATCTCAAATACGCCAAGCGGCAGGCTGGCCACGGTTTCTGAGATCACCCTCACGCAGGCGTATACTGTCGACAGCTGGATGGCGGTTTGCGCATTGACCGGTTTGCCTGAACCGCTCATGCCGAAAAAGAATGTCGGCGCAGCGCTGACGCTGTCTTTGGGCTTGTCTCTTGCGCGGAACAGGCCGGTAAAGGGGTTCTTCATTTTGCACCTCCATGATTACAACGCGATGAAGCCTCTGCTGTCATACACGCTTTCCTTGGTATCATTCCCACAGCGGATGGCGCGGTCCAGCCCCATGATGGTTGCAATCGCGCCATCGATTTTCTCTGTGGATTTCTCCTTGTCCGCTTTGATGTTCCCGGCTGGGTCGGTGCGAATATAGATGTTGTCCATCATCCACCGCAGAACCGGATGGCTACCATGGGCGATCTTTTTTTCCAATACCAGCTTCATCAACTCCTTCGTGGGCGGAGACATATCTTTGAAGCCCTGTCCGAAGGGAACCACGGTGAAACCCATGCCTTCCAGGTTCTGCACCATCTGGACAGCGCCCCAGCGGTCGAACGCAATCTCACGTATATTGAACCGTTCGCCCAGGCGCTCAATGAACTGCTCGATATAGCCGTAATGCACTACGTTGCCTTCCGTGGTGAAGAGCTTTCCCTGCCGTTCCCACAGGTCGTAAGGAACGTGGTCACGGCGGACGCGCAAGTCCAGTGTATCTTCCGGCACCCAGAAGTATGGCAGCAGGATATAGCGGTCATCCTCATCGGACGGCGGGAACACCAGCACAAATGCCGTGATGTCCGTGGTGGAGGACAGATCCAATCCTCCGTAGCAGACACGCCCTTCGAGGTCATCCTCATTTACGGGGAATGCGCAGGCATCCCATTTCTCCATGGGCATCCAGCGCACGGCCTGTTTGACCCACTGGTTGAGGCGCAGCTGGCGGAAGGAATTCTCCTCGCCGGGATTCTGCCGTGCCGATTCGCAGGCGGCCACCACCTTGTCTATGCCTATGGTCTCGCCCAGGGAGGGATTGGCCTTCTTCCAGACCTTGGGATCCGTCCAGTCCTCTGTATCGGACGCACCGTAGATAACGGGATAAAAAGTCGGATCGATCTTTCTGCCCTCCAGGATGTCCATCGCCTTCTGGTGGGTCTCATAGCAGATGGAATGCGTATCTGTGCCTGCGGTGGTGATCAGAAAATACAGCGGCTGCATGCGGGCATCGCCGGAGCCCTTCGTCATGACATCGAACAGCTTTCTGTTGGGCTGCGTGTGCAGCTCGTCAAAGACCACGCCGTGGATGTTGAAGCCGTGCTTTGAATACGCCTCCGCCGACAGCACCTGGTAGAAACTGTTCGTCGGCGCGTAAATGATGCGCTTCTGCGAGGCAAGAATCTTCACGCGCTTGCTGAGCGCCGGACACATCCGCACCATGTCGGCGGCCACCTCAAACACGATGCTGGCCTGCTGGCGGTCGGCGGCGCAGCCGTATACCTCGGCGCGCTCCTCGCCGTCACCACAGCAAAGCAAAAGAGCGATGGCAGCTGCCAGCTCGCTCTTTCCATTCTTCTTCGGGATCTCCACATAGGCGGTGTTGAACTGCCGGTAGCCGTTGGGCTTCAGGATACCAAACAGATCCCGTATGATCTGCTCCTGCCAGTCCAGCAGCAGGAAGGGTTTTCCCGCCCAGGTCCCCTTGGTGTGACACAGGTTCTCTATGAAAGCCACAGCAAAATCAGCAGCATCTCTGTCGTAATGGCTGTCCTTCGCCTTAAAGGCTGTTGGCTTGTATCGCCTCAGCTTTTTCGTGTTTCTCACCTCCGTCTGGACATAAAAATAAGACCTTACGGTCCTTCAGTACGAGATACAGCCCGCCTGGGCTGCTCCCGGGAATCTTCAGTTTGGTCATAGTCAGTTGTTGCTGTAGAGCAGGATACAGAGTGCGAGCTGCGAAGGTTCATCTTCCGGCTCGGTGATCCAGCCTTTATCGTAGCTGGTGGTGACTTTGCCGTCCACGCTGATCGTCAGCCGGATGATCTTTCCGCCGTTCAGGCCATACTTCTTGCTTTTGCCCTTGTTGCAGGTGATTTCGTAGCGGCAGGAAGTGTACCTGTTCTTGTCCCTGGCATCGGGGATTCCGATGACGCCGTGCTGTGTGGTTGCCATCCTCTGCGCCTCCTCAAGCCTTCTTCACATCGACCAGCCAACTGGCTTCCGGGTGGCTCTCACCGGTGGCTTTTTCAACCACCATGCGGTCCTCGTCGATGTAGTGGAGGCCTTTGCCAACCTTGATCAGCCTGACACTCTCGAAGCCGGGGATGCTGGTGCGGTAAACGCTGGCCGTGCGGCTCTCGCCATCGTAGCTCTTGCCGTCCCAGCCGTTGAAGGTGAAGGTGACCTTTTCCTTCGTCTTGGTGAAGAAGCGTTCGAAGTCCTCGCGCAGGATCGCGGTGTTGTAGTCTTCCAGGAAGAAGTGGGTTCTCAGTTCGTAGGCGTTCGTCATGGTGGTGTCCCTCCGTTCGTGTTTTCCCCTTGGGGTAGTGTATATATCACTCTAAACGGAGGAAATAGCAAGTCATTTCTGCAGATATTCCAAGATAAATATATGTGTTTTTCGGATCGGTGCGGAGGCAGTTCATGACGAGAAACACAGCCTTTCCAGGCTGCGTCCCGGCTCTTGCATGCGTTTCTCAGTCGAGGGCTCTGGCGAAGCGTTCGCGCTCTTCCGGGGTGTATAGCTCGGTCCAGGGATGCTCCTCACCGTGCAGGTCGAAGGTCAGTCCGTAGATGTAAATGATCCGCTCTTTGTCGTCGTACATCGTGCGGTCCACCCGGACGCTGGCAGGGTGGAAACCCCAGCCGGTGTAGAGGTCGTGCAGGGCGTGCTTGTATTCGGAACCGCCGTCGGTGCGGATCGTCAGGGTCGTTCCGTATCCCAGGTCAAACTGCTTTTCGTACCGCTTGATGTAGTTGAACTCGTTTCTTTCTTCGCGCTTCATGGTGGTTGCCTCCGTTCGTGTTTTCCCCTTGGGGTAGTGTATATATCACTCTAAACGGAGAGAATAGCAAGTCCATTCTGCCCGGTTTTCACACATATAATTGATAACACTTTGTGTCATGCCTCATACGACCAACAGAGCCTTGCGGCTCCGTGGTGGCTGGTCTCCAGCGGGTTTCAGTTGACGCTGAAGCGGATGCCCATGACCTCGGTGGGCTCTTCGTCGCCCCAGCGGTTCTCGTGGCGAGTGATCGTGCAAAGGCCGGTCATCGTACAGCCCTCAGCGGCAAAGGCGTGAAGGTTTTCCATCACCGCCGTCGACTGGTTGGTGTAAACGAAGGTGCCGATCCCGGCGCTGCGGAGGGCTGCGATGAAGTCGTGCACCTCTTTCTCCCAGAGGAAGTCGTCCATCTCCAGCTCGTCCTCCTGGCGGCTCAGGCTGGAGGCCCAGGCGCGGTAGGCCTTGCAGGCTCCCTACTCAAAGGGAAACTTGGCTGCGGCGTCCTCTTCGTTCCAGGCCTTGAGCTCTTCGCTCTCCCAGCCAAAGGTGTCGATGATCTGCTGCTTGCGGGCTCTGCGTTCGATGCGGGCTGCTTCGTACTCGTGTCCAATGCGCTTCAGGTCCAGGAAGTAGGTGTTGGTCGCGTTCATCATGGTTTCATCCTCCTTACTGCTGCATCGCCCAGGCCAGGGCGTGGCCGTTGTCTTCGAAGCGCTCTTCGCTCACCGCGATCAGCCTGATCTCGCCTTCGCAGGAAAGGTCGTCATCGGTGTGCTCGTAAACCGCGCCGTAGTAGCAGGGTTCCTTGTAGGTGTAGTAGTATCCGGCGACCAGGAAGCGCTTTCCGAAGTTCACGTTGCAGGTCCAGCGGCAGGCCAGGTTCTCAGGGGTGGTAGTTTCCGGCAGGCGGTAGGTGCGGGCGGCTTTTTCAAGGTTTGTCATGGTCTTTTCCCTCCGTTTTCGTTGTGCTGTGTGCCTTTCGGCATGTGTATATATCACTCTAAACGGAGAATATAGCAAGTTATTTCTGCCCGGATTTCGCACATATAATTGATAACTTTCTGTGTCAAATACGACCAAAAGAGCCGTTGGGCTCTTCTGGCTGCATGGCTTAATCTGCATCGCCGGTCATGATGAAATGCGCGTATTCTTTGCGGTGTTCCTCCAGGTAGCAGACCAGCTCGTAGTACCCACGCTCATAGGCCAGCCGCTGGACCATGGGAACGTCAAACATGTTGGTGAGGCCGGTGTCCCGGATGGCGAGGATCTGCTCTTTCACTTTCTCAGTCATGATCAACCCTCCTGCAGCTGTCCTGTCCGTAGGCGACACCCAGGCCGCTGCCCGTGGCCCACGCCACATGGATGGTGCCAATGTCATCCACTGCGATCACCTTGCCAAGGGTGCCAGGCTGCGGTGCCTGCGGGTCATCCATCTGAACCAGCTCCACCGTGCATCCGGCGGGGTAAGCCCTGCGGAGGGCTTCGATGGTTTCTTTACTCGGCGTCCGCATCATCGCTCACCTCCATTGCCTGCTTCATCGCCTTCAGGGCATCGCGCCTTTCATTCTGCTTCTGCTGCCAGCGCTCTTTGTCCTCTTCGGTACGGAAAGCGCAGTGCCCAGAAAGGTTTTTCATCAGGATGCGGCGCTCGTCTTTGTATTCCGGTCCGTTCATCCCCAGGCGCAGGAGCCAGATACGCATGGCGTACTTTTCGTTGTCAGCGCTGACCGCTTTTGCCTGAATGCGCTGCTGGGCGATGGCCTGCTTGTTCATCATGGCGCAGAGTGTGGTAAAGGTGCGCAGGACCGTAGGGTCTTCCGTTTTCGGCAGTGTGCTGAAGGTCAGCTTGTCCGGTTCAATGACCAGCCCATTGGCCGCCTTGCCATGCTGGTTTTCGTATGCCTCCACCGTCTCAAAAAGGCGCTCCAGGGTGAGCACGCAGGCGTCGTTCTGCAGGGCTTTGACCAGCCCTTCATCCACTCGGAAGGCTGTGCCCAGCGCTTTGTTGAGCAGCTCCGCGCGGGTGTAAATCAGGTTGATCAGGTTGCGCAGGGTCAGGCCGGTGTGCCTCGCCATCAGCAGGGTGACCGTCAGCTCAACGGTGTCGCGGACCTCACTGGTGTTCTCGCTCTCCTGGGGCTCCGTGTCCGCCGCTGTGGGCGTTTCCTGGGCTTGCTCCGGCGCTTCGGTCGTCTCACCGATGCCCTCGAAGCCCGCCGCGCCAAGCGCCTCCAGCACCGCCTCGACCTCTTCGCTGTCGGAGCGGTCGCTGAACTCCAGCGTGCCGTCCCTTGTGACGGTGAAGTAGTCGATCTCGTAGGCGTAGGTGGGCGTGCGCATGTACTTGGCCTGCGCGCCGGTCGTCTCCGCGATGACCTTGACCATCGCTTTACGCTGCTCTCCGGTTACGTTGTAGTGAATCCTCATGGTCGAATCCTCCTGTTCTTTTTCCCCGGTTTCCCTTGGGGTAGTGTATACATCACTCTAAACCGGAAAAATAGCAAGCGGATATCGAGACATTTATCAGAAAAGTCTCATATCAGCCCTCGGTCCGCATCAATGATGGCTATCCGCATATGCGATCCTTTGCGATCTGGAAATACGACACATCGATCTCCATACCGATGAACCGCCTGCCAGTGTCCTTGCAGGCAAGGCCAGTGGTCCCGGAGCCCATAAATGGATCGAGCACGGTGTCGCCTTCATTGCTCCAGCTGAGGACATGATCCCTGGCCAGCGTGTAAGGGAAGACGGCGGGATGGCCAGTGTCCACACTGTTTCTCGGAATCAGCCACCAGTTGTTCCGGCGGCTGGTCTCCGGTGTGACGCGCATATGTCCATTCTCGTCGTTTACGGTTCCATCCGCGCGCCTGCGGCCTTTACCCACTCGGGTGTGTCCTGCGGTCAGGTTCATGTGGTCCCGGATCAGGTTGACGGTCTTAGGTCTGCCTTTGGAGAGCACAAACATATACTCGAAATTCTGCCGGTAACAGAGGTTGCTGCCCACAGAACCGCCGCCATCCTTAATCCAGATCATGGTGTCGTGGAGATTAAAGCCGATGTCATGAAAGTACAGCGCCTGCCGGAAGGATGATCCTGTTTCGCTGCCCTTGACCGTGGCGTCCGCAACAATCCATACGATGCAGCCGCCTGGTCGCGTTACTCGATACAGCTCCTGCGCAATCCCCATGAACTTTTCATGCGACCACTGAGCAATGTTGCCATTGTAGGTGCGCATGTTGTCATATGGCGGAGATGTAACCGTCAGGTCGATGCAATCATCCGGCAGGCCATGGAGCAGCGTCAGGCAATCCCCGTGCAGCAGCTGAATGGGATCATGCATCCGTTTCAACTTCTTTCACCAAGTCGGCGTAGGCCAGCGTCTTGCCATCCCGCTCTACGTACACCTGATCTGCGTTTCCGAAATCCTCCACGTAGCGACGAAGGATGACGGAGGCGTATTTCGGATCCAACTCGGACATGAAACAAATTCGGTTTGTCTGTTCGCAGGCCATCATGGTAGAGCCGCTGCCGCCAAAGGTGTCCAGAACGATGCTGTTTTCCTGGCTGCTGTTTCCGATGGGATAAGCCAGCAGATCCAGCGGCTTGCTCGTGGGATGATTCTCATTCCGCTTGGGCTTGGCGAAATTCCAAATGGTGGTCTGCTTGCGGTCAGAGTACCAGGGATGCTTTCCGTTCTGCAGGAAGCCGTACAGCACGGGCTCATGCTGCCACTGGTAATCCGAACGGCCAAGCACCAGGCTGTCCTTCACCCAGATGCAGCACCCGGCAAGATGGAACCCCGCATCCACGAAGGCCTTGCGGAAATTCAGTCCCTCAGTGTCGGCGTGAAACACATACGCCGCTCCGCCCTTCTCCAGGGCATCCGCCATATTCTTCAGCGCCAGCAGAAGGAAACCGTAGAATTCTTCATCCTTGATGCTGTCGTTCTGGATGGTCAGGCCGGAGGAACTTTTGAAGGAGACCCCGTATGGCGGGTCCGTCACGATGAGGTTGGCGCGCTTGCCGCCCATGAGGCGCTGCACGTCTTCCGCTTTGGTGGCGTCCCCGCAGAGCAGCCGGTGCCTGCCCACCGTCCAGAGATCGCCAGGCTCCACAAAGGTAGCTTTTTCCAGCGCAGCGGTCAGATCGAAGTCATCATCCTGTGTTTCCTTCTCATCACCGCCCATATACGATGCCAGCTCTTTTTCATCAAAGCCGGTGAGCGACAAGTCGTATGCCATCTCCTGCAGGGATTCCAGTTCCACCTTCAGCAGTTCTTCATCCCAGCCAGCGTCCATGGCCATACGGTTGTCAGCCAGAATGTATGCTTTCTTCTGCGCCTCAGTAAGATGATCCACATACACGCAGGGCACCTCGGTGAAGCCTTCCTCCCGTGCGGCAACGATGCGCCCATGCCCAGCGATGACGTTGTATTCGCGGTCGATGAGGACAGGGTTGACGAAACCGAATTCCCGTAAAGAAGCCCGGAGCTTTTTGATTTGCTCCGGGCTGTGAGTACGGGCGTTATTGATGTAAGGGATCAGGCGCTCAATTGGCACCTGGGTCATTTCGTTTGTTGCTATTCTGCTCATAGTCATCACCTCAGAACAGGCCCCATTCGGCGAACTTCTCAAAACCGCCGATGGCCGCGATAAACTGCGCGGCTTCCGCGACGATCTCCTCATACGGCAGGCCATCCACAGTGTCGTCGCCGATGGCGCAGCAGAGCAGAACCGGCTGCCCGGTCTGCTGGGCTTTCAGGAAGACGTGAATGTTGACGGATACGTCCGCCTTGGACAGGTCCTTGCCATGCAGGCCTCCGCCAGTCACACCATCGGCCATGTCGCTGCCCAGCTTACGGTTGGTGGCTCCGCTGTCTACCTCAGTACCGCCGGTCCAGTCGCCCAGGGGATTGATTTCGGCATTGGGATACTCGGCGGCAAGGTCAGCAGTGATTGCATTGCTCTGGCAGATGATCAGCCGGTCACTGTCCAGAATGTACTTTCCATCCGAGGGAAACTTCTCAAAGATGTGTCTCGCAATGGCCGACAACGTCTTCTGTTCATCAGTCAGTGGCACGCCCTTGAAGATGCCGTTGTCGCCGCAGCGCAGGCCCTCCGCCTGGTTGGCGGCCAGATGCGCATCCTGATTCACCTCGCAGTAGTCCATGACCACACCTTCACCGGCAATGCGGGTGACGGTGTCCTGCACGAATGTGGCGGGGATATGTACCGAAGTCTCCGCAATGATATGACAGACCCGGTGGCCGATCAGCACCTCCACCGCGATGCGGGGATTGGACTGTACGGAATAGGCGTAGTCCACCAACGCTCCTGCGATGCGATCCGCGATTTTATCCGGGTGCGCCGGATTCACTTTTTCGATCATCTGTGTTTGCTCCTCGCTCTCAATAGTTTCTCCATGGCGTCGTCCTGGGGACTGCCTTCATATGCTGTGGTGCTGTTCTGCTTCACAACGTCAAATATCTCATACCAGAGCAGGTTGGCCTGCTTCTGAAAGGAAAGCGCCATCTGCACAAACGGGCTGGCGATGGGCGCGTTGGTCGTGGGATGCTTTCCGAGTAGGCCGAACTTGCTGACGGCCTCGGAACATTGGATGTACCGGGCGAAGGCCTCGCTGTAGCTTTCCACCAGACGGTGATTGACCAGCCGATCGCAGCCGCGTTCCTTCAGCCAGCGCATGGTTTCGGTGTAGATGATGTCCGCGCCCAGAGGCTCACCGTCCCGCTGTTGGGCGGAAAGGTAGCTGTCAGGCTGCGGAGTATCTGCGCCAGGAAGATCTGCGATTGCACCGTAATCGTCCACACCTTCCAGCTCAGTGCCGGTGAAATCCATGACCTGAGCGGCAGCTCCTTTTTGAATCTTATCGACAAGGTCATCAGGCTTGTGCCCGGCACGGACGCGCCTTCCGCCTCTGTTGGTACCATCTCTTGCCACTTCATCACCATCCTTGGGTCAATACCCCGTTTGAATTGAAAATTTTCTGCGCGAGAGGGGCGCGCGGTCTCCTGAGAAAAGGTTTTTAGAGATTTTGACCGCCCCTGGGACCTGTGTCAGTAGCGGTAGGTGGGCCTGCTGTCCTCGAGACCGGTTTTCCTGTCGTGGCAGGCTTTGCACAGCGGCTGCCAGTTGCTCTCGTCCCAGAACAGTTTCGGGTCGCCACGATGGGGCACGATGTGGTCGACCACCGTCGCTGCAACGTACCGTCCTTTCCGCTGGCATTCAGCACACAGCGGATGGCGGTGAAGAAAAGCCTTTGACGCCTTCTGCCATCTGCGGCCATACCCTCGGGCTGCTGCCGACCTGGTTTCTTCCGGATGTAGGGAGCTGTGAACGTCACAGTACTTCCTGCCTCGCGGCACCAGCCGTGGACAACCAGGATGGGCGCATGGGTGGTCTGGCATTCGCGGCATGCGCAGCGCCTCCTTCAGCTTGAAGCGGATTATGTACCAGCACGCTTCCAGCGCGCCAACCTTTCTGTACGGCACAAGCCCGCCTCCAATGGAAAAGGCCAGAGCCGTTGTCCGGTCCTGACCTTCAATTTTTGCAGCTTAATACTATCATAGGAGGCTACTCTCAATCTCTCTCTTTTCCTCTCATGTATCGAAGACCGGGAGTATTTCCTCCACAGCTGCCAACGCTGTATCATGCATCCGGTAGATGTGCTGAATGCTGTAGTGCATGTCCACGGCGATTTTCTCCCAAGAAAGAAAGCACAGATACCGCTTTTCCAACAGCGCCTGAAGCTCTACGTCTTCCACTGCTTTGACGGTCCCCATGATTTCTTTTTTCAGTTCTACCAACCGGTCGATGTCCGTCTGCAGACTCTCCTGAAGCTCCAGGATTCTCATGACGCAGTCTTCCACGCGGGACCGGCCTTTGTTGGGGTTGCGAGGCATGTCCGACAGTGCCGCCGTACAGCTTGTCGCCAGTTCGTTGAGGGATTCGATCTGTTGGATTTTTGACTTGATCCGCATGTCCAGGAAACGGGCCTGGCCGAGGTATGCTTTAGCTGTCATACGATTTCTTCTCCTTCCGCAGTTGCGAGATGAGGAGCTCAGCATCCAGACTCGTCAGCACACCATACCATTCGGAACGGAAGAACTTCTCCAGTTCAGCCAGGTCATCGGGATCGTCCGTCATGCGGTAGTCTTTGACAGCCTGTTCGATGATGGCGTTTGCAAGTGCCTGATATGGGTCCATCGCTGTACCTCCGATCAGTGTTCCGCTCGGATTGGCACAGGTTGGCTTTGGTTTTCATTGATTGTCATCTGATGTTCAGGTCCGCTTTGACCGCCTCGATCAGGGCGGCCTGCGTTTTATCCTTGGCCTGCAGGGCTTTCAGGATGCGCTCGTCTATGGTGCCCTTCGTCACGATATGCTGGATCACCACCGTTCGGGCGCTCTGGCCCTGACGCCACAGGCGGGCGTTGGTCTGCTGGTACAGTTCCAGGGACCATGTCAGTCCGAACCATACCAGGGTGGAGCCACCAGCCTGCAGGTTGAGGCCATGACCGGCGGAGGCGGGATGGATGACGGCCACAGGGATTTCGCCTTTATTCCAGTCCGCGATGTCCTTACTGGATTTCAGTTCCCGGACAGTAAACCGGTTCCTGATCCGCTGGAGGTCGTGCCGGAACCAATAGGCCACCAGCACGGGCTTGCCGTTGGCGCTTTCGATGATGTCCTCCAGGGCGTCCAGCTTCCGCTCATGGAACTCGATCACATCGCCGGTGTCGGCATAGATCGCGCCGTTGGCCAGCTGGGCCAGTTTCTGCGTCAGGGCGGCGGCGTTGGCGGCAGTGACTTCGCCATCGGGCAGCTGCAGGATGAGTTCCTGCTTCAGGTCCGCATACCGCTGCGCCTCATCCTCGGACAGCCGCACTTCATACTGCGTTGATACCAGCTCTGGCATCTTCAGGTGGTCGGTGGATTTCATGGAAATCGTGATGTCCGAGATTTTCCGATAAATCGCCTCCTCAGCGTAAGGCAGCGGTTTATAGGAGTAGACGACGTCGCCATTCCGCTTGTCCGGGGTGAAGTACTCATACCGGTACTGCGTGATGAACCGCCCCAGGCGCTCTCCCAGGTCCAGCAGTCTGAATTCTGCCCACAGGTCCATGAGACCATTGGAACTGGGTGTGCCGGTGAGCCCAATGACCCGTTTGACGGTGGGCCGGACACGCATCAGGACCTTGAATCGCTTGGACTGGTGGTTTTTGAAGGATGACAGCTCGTCGATCACCACGGTATCGTAATCGAAGGGAAAACCGCTCTCCTCAATCAGCCAGGCGAGGTTTTCCCGGTTGATGATCGTAATGTCGGCGCTCTGCATCAGGGCGGTACGGCGCTCCCTGGCGCTGCCGACCGCTACGGTATAGGTCAGATGCTGCAGATGCGCCCATTTCCCGATCTCGGCAGGCCATGTGTCTCGGGCAACGCGGAGAGGTGCGATGACCAGTACGCGGTGAGCCACAAAGCTGTCAAACAGCAGGTCCGCGATGGCAGTCAGGGAGATGACCGTTTTGCCTAGACCCATATCGAGTAGGACTGCAGCCACGGGATGGGTCTCAATGTAGTTGATGGCATACGCCTGATAGTCATGGGGTACAAAGTTCATCCAGGATACCTCCGATCTGGCTTGCGTCATCCAGGACATATACGGCAAATCCCAGATCCCGCAGAAGCCGGTGCCTTGCCGCCTGCAGCGGACGCGGCTTTTTGCCGGGAGCCTTGACTTCCACGAAGGCCATATGCCCGCCCGGCATCAGAACGATACGGTCCGGCATGCCGTCGAAGCCGGGGCTCGTGAACTTCGGTGCCAGACCGCCGCGCTGCCTGACCGTCTCAGTAAGTTTTGCCTCTATTTTCTTCTCTCGCATGGCCGCTCTCCATCAGGATTGAAGTCGTGGTGATGGTCGATTGAGGTTATATCCGCAACTTTTCTTATAAGCTATTTTTTGGGCCTCTAAGGATAGTTATAGAAATAACTGTCATCGACCATCACCCTTCCGGTTCAGCTCTTCAAAAAGTCAGACTTCAAGCGGATTCCACGGACAATGACACCAGTCTTGGTGCGCTTCTTCTCAAAACCGGCAAGCTCAATGGCCGTATAGAAATCCGTCGTGCTGCGGATATACTCACCGACCTGGGTGCAGTAGGCGCGATATTCGTTGTAGAACTCGCCGGACTTGGCGGTATAGGTCGGATCAACCTCACAGCATTCCTCCAGGAACTGCGCAAGCCAGTCGTTGTTTTCCTTATACCGCCTGATCGCTTCCACCACGACCCTGGGTTGCGTGATCCTGTAATCCTTGGCGATTACCCTGCGGGCACCTTCGATAATCCACGACAGGATCGCCCCGCCGCATTTCTTATACAGGTAGTCCGCGTAATTCTTGATGTCGCTGTTGCCCTCGATGACAGCGTTGAAAGGAATCACGATGAGTCGCCTCCACGTACCGGCGTCCAGAGCGCCGACCTTCGGCAGGTGGTTGGTATAGAGCACCAGTGTGTGCGTCGGTACATACGAGAAAGGGTCCTTGTACTTCTTCTCCGCGTAGATCTCGTCCGTGGAGCAGAGTTGCTTGACGTTGGAGGTGGAAAGGCGCATGCCTTCCTCCAGCTCGGCGGCGATCAGCAGGCGCTTGCCTTTGGCCTCCGCCAGTTCCGGTTTGACGTTCCGCTTGCAGCCAACGGTCAGTGTGTCGGCGGACATATTGCCGGAATAGCTGCCCATTACGCGGGAGACAGCGTTCCAGAAGGTGGACTTACCGTTCCGACCTTCGCCGTAAGCGATAATCAGGGCCTCGATACAGACCTTGCCGATGGCAGCCAGACCCGCGATCTCCTGGACATAATCCATGAGCTCATGATCGCCGACGAAGAACGTCTCAAGCGCGGCCTGCCAGATATCCATATTCACGGTATCCGGGTCAACAGCGGTCTGCTTGGTGATGAAGTCCTTCGGGTCATGTTCGTGATGCGCCTCCAGGCCTTTGCTCAGGTCGTATGTGGCGGAGGGCGTGTTCAGCAGGAATTCATCCGCGTCCAGCTCACGCTGGTCGATCTCCAGCATGGGCCTGGCTTCCTTCAGGGCGGAGGTGATGTATTTGGAATCCCGGCGCTTGATGGCGTAGTTGCGGTATGTGACGGCAACCTCGTACTTTCGGAAGGACCGCATCTGCGCCGGATTCATCGCGGCGGCGGCCTTCTTGCTGCCCATGGACGCCAGCAGCTCCCACGCACCGTTCTTCGTCATCTCCTCGGTTACCTTTTTGATCTCGGTTTCCGCTTCCTCCAGCTGGCGTGCTGTGAGCTCCTGTGCCACAGCCTGGGCCTTGGGTTTCGACTCTTCCCAGAAGCTGCCGTTGTAGACAAGGTAATCCGTTGACGGGGAATAACGGAGCCTGCCGCAGTATTCCCGCGTCAGCACAATCGCCTGTCCGACATCGGAGTAATCCTGGGGCTGCAGCGCCAGCTCCTGGTTGTATTTTTCAGGCGGGATGTAATCCTCCTGACCGGCGATCTTTCCATAGAAGCGAAGCGCGCTGCGCCAGATGGTATCCAGTTCATGGGCATCCAGGGGCGGGTCGCAGTTCTGGGCATATTCGAGAAAATGCGCATGCGCTTCTTCCGTGTTGCCGTAACGCTTCAGGATTCTTCCGGCGTAGTGCGACATCGTCGCGTTCCGGCTGCCTTCCGGGATGACCGTACCGCCATAGCTGCCATCCGGCATATCGGCGTCGAAGTCCACGTCGTTCAAGAAGGTGGTCAGGTTCATCGGCCCGTCAAGCACCTCGACCTGGGGCTTTGCCGTGCCGTAGAAGAAACGGGCCGCATCCAAGGCCTTCGTGTCGAAATACGGGAAGATAGCATTGATCAGCTTCTTCAGGTTGCTGTACTCGTCCGGATCGGTCATCGTGTCGATGGGAAAGAACACATGGAACTTGGGCCTCGGCGCTTTGCCGTTCTTGCTCTTCAGGTGGTGGCGGGAGTAGTGGACGGCAAAGGCCACATTCGGAAACGCCTGCGCGACATCGGACGGATATATCCAGTCTTCCGGATTCTCCGTATGGTCGTTGTCGCAGTCTACCGGCAGG